AAAATTGAAAGTGGAAAGGTAAACTTTCAATTTTCACCTTTTCCCCTTTCACCTTAAAAAATGGATTATACGATTAGTATTGGGAGCAACGAACAGCGGAGGGAGAACATGGAACTGGCTCGCAGACGCTTGACGGAACTTTTTTCGGGAATACGTTTCTCGGAAGAGGAGGAGACGGTACCTTTGTTCTTTCACCGTCCGAATCTGTTCTCCAATCAGGTGGCATGCTTTGCTTCCGATAATCCGGTAGAGGAAGTCACCGCCTGCCTGAAAGCCATCGAACGGGAAGCCGGAAGGAAGCCCGAGGAGAAGGAGCAGGAAATTGTACGGCTGGATATAGACTTGTTGTCTTGTGACGGGACTGTCTATAAGCCAAAAGATTTGAAACGTGATTATATCCTGCGAGGATTGAAACAACTGTTATAATTAATAAAGAATATAAGGAGATGGGTCGATAGTATATGAACACTTTCGGACACACTCTCATTTTAAAAAACGAAGATTGAAAATGAAATTTTTAGGAATCATACCTGCCCGTTACGCATCTACGCGTTTTCCAGCCAAACCATTGGCGGTGTTAGGTGGAAAAACCGTGATACAGCGAGTATACGAGCAAGTGGCAGGAATCTTGGACGATGCATACGTGGCTACGGACGATGAGCGTATTGAAGCCGCAGTAAAAGCATTCGGAGGAAAGGTGGTAATGACTTCCACCGAACATAAAAGCGGCACCGACCGCTGTCAGGAAGCTTGTACAAAAATAGGAGGACAGTTTGATGTCGTGGTGAATATCCAGGGGGATGAGCCTTTCATCCAGCCTTCGCAGTTACAAGCCGTCAAAGCATGTTTCGACGATCCGGCCACCCAGATAGCCACTCTGGTGAAACCCTTTACGGTAGATAATGGTTTTGAGGCACTGGAAAATGTGAACTCTCCGAAGGTTGTGCTCAACAAAAACAGGAATGCCCTCTATTTTAGCCGTTCCATCATTCCCTACCAGCGCAATGCGGCGAAGGAAGACTGGCTGGAGAACCATACGTATTATAAGCATATCGGCCTTTATGCCTATCGCGTAGAGGTACTGAAAGAGATAACCGCCCTTCCGCAGTCATCCCTCGAGATTGCCGAATCATTGGAACAGCTTCGTTGGTTGGAAAACGGATACACTATCAAAGCAGGTATCACGGATGTAGAAACTATCGGCATAGATACTCCTCAAGATTTGGAACGGGCAGAAGAATTTCTTAAAAGCCATGGGCTGTAAACTAGAAAGCCCATGCTGAACCGAAGTGACCAACCCCGGATTCTTGAACCGGAACAACTGGTGGTGCAAAGGCCGGAACGTATCAAGTTGCCTAATGGCGTGCCATTGAGTGTGCTCAATGCCGGTGACAATGAAGTGACACGTATCGATCTCCTCATGGCAGGCGGCCGATGGCAACAGAAACAGCCCTTGCAGGCGTTGTTTACGAACCGCATGCTTCGCGAGGGAACCCGACGCTACGATGCCGCCCAGATAGCGGAAAAGCTGGACTATTACGGAGCCTGGCTGGAATTGTCCAGTGCATCCGAGTATGCCTATGTCACCCTTTATTCTCTGAATAAATACCTTCCCCAAACGCTTGACATATTGGAGTCTATCGTCAAAGAGCCGGTATTTCCCGAGAAAGAGCTGGGAGTGATTGTAGACAACAATATCCAGCAGTTTCTTGTCAACTCTTCCAAGGTGGACTTTCTGGCGCACCGCGGATTGGTGAAGGCTCTGTACGGCGGGCAGCATCCCGGTGGACGTCTGGTGCAGGAAGAGGATTATCGGCGCATCACTCCTGCGGTGCTACGCGAGTTTTATGACCGTTACTATCATTCCAATAATTGCAGCATCTATCTCTCGGGTAAGGTAACCGGTGATTGCATCCACAGGATAGAGTCCTTGTTTGGCTGCGAGGCTTTCGGTACGGATTTCCGCAAACCGGAGAAGACAGAATTCCATCCGGTTACCACCTCCGGAAAACGTATCTTCATCGAACGTCCGGACGCCCTGCAAAGTGCCGTCCGTATGGGCATGCTTTCCCTGGACCGTAATCATCCGGACTACTTGAAGGCCCGCGTACTGGTCACACTGTTCGGGGGTTATTTTGGCAGTCGCCTGATGTCCAATATCCGGGAAGATAAAGGATACACATACGGTATCTCCGCAGCCATCATGCCCTATCCGGGGCAGGGAGTGTTGGCGGTCAGTGCCGAAGCCGCCAACGAATTTGTGGAGCCTCTTATCGGTGAGGTTTATCATGAAATAGACCGCCTTCAGAACGAGCTGGCTTCCGATGGAGAGCTTTCCATGGTGAAGAACTATATGTTGGGAGACATGTGCCGTAGTTATGAATCTGCATTCTCGTTGGCAGATGCCTGGATTTTTGTGCAGGTATCGGGCTTGCAGGATACCTACTTTGCCGAAGCACTGGATGCTGTCAAGGAGGTTACTCCACAAGAAATCCGTGAACTTGCAGGGCGGCATTTATGCAAAGAGAAATTAAAAGAAATAGTGTGCGGCAAAAAAATGTCATAAAAAGCGGGAGTTATCGCATCATTTTACCGGATAAATCCTACCTTTGTCAATTATCAACTATCAATTATCAATTAATGAAATATCTATATACTGCACTCATTCTGGCTTTCTTATGCCAAGGTGGAGCCACTGCCCAGGAAAAAAAAAGCGGCTTTTTCGATAAAGTGAAAAGTACATTCTCTTCGGAGATAAAGATAGGTACCTATACGTTCAAAGATAACGGGGCCGTCTATACCGGTGAAATAAAAGGCCGCAAGCCCAATGGAAAGGGGAAGACCGTTTTCAAGAACGGCGACGTCTACGAGGGTGAGTATGTGAAGGGCAAGCGTGAAGGCTACGGTACATATATGTTTCCCGACGGTGAAAAGTATGAGGGGCAATGGTTTCAAGACCAGCAGCATGGCAGGGGTATCTACTATTTTATGAATAACAACCGTTATGACGGCATGTGGTTTCAGGATTACCAGCACGGTAAAGGAACCATGTACTATTACAATGGTGATATTTATGAGGGCGACTGGGTGAATGATAAACGCGAAGGCCAAGGAACGTATACCTGGAAGAACGGTTCCAAGTATGTAGGCTCGTGGAAGAATGACAAGAAAGACGGCAAAGGAACACTGACCTGGAATGACGGTTCCAAATATGACGGGGAGTGGAAAAATGATGTCCGGGACGGTAAAGGAACTTTTGAATATGCCAACGGCGACAAATATGTAGGTGACTGGAAGGACGACATGCAGCATGGCAAAGGTATTTACTTTTTCCATACCAGCGACCGTTACGAAGGTTCTTATGTTCAAGGTGAACGTACCGGAGAGGGCATTTATTACCATGCCAGCGGCAACAAGTATGTGGGCAGCTTCAAGGATGGAAAGCAGGAAGGCCACGGCACATTTACGTGGGCAAGCGGCGCCGTTTACGAAGGTAATTGGAAAGATAACCAACGTGACGGATACGGTACTTACAAATGGAATGTAGGTGACTCTTACGAAGGTGAATGGAAAGACAATAAGTTCAACGGCCAAGGTACCCTGATTCAGACCGATGGAACCAAATATAAAGGCGGTTTTGTGAACGGTATGGAAGAAGGTAGCGGTATCCAGGAGGACAAGAACGGAAACCGTTATGAAGGCTTCTTCAAACAAGGCAAGAAACACGGTCCGTTTGTAGAAACAGACAAGAACGGAAAGGTGATACGAAAAGGAACCTACAAGATGGGAAGGCTGGAGAATTAGAATTAAAAATTAGAAATTAAAAATTAAAAATTAAAGGCCGCGCCAAATTCTCCTTTCAACCCCCCCGCCCCTTCTTTTTTTTTTTTTTATTTTTTTAATTTCTAACCGCGGAGCGGTTAGATAATGTATTGTGAACTGATTGATTCATTGTTCATCACCCGCTTGATGGTTTCGGCGAACATATCGGCAATGCTCAACTGTTTAACCTTGTCACATTTTTTAGAGTAGGGGATACTATCAGTAAATACCATTTCCGTTAGTGCGGATTCTTGTACACGGAAAGAAGCAGGGTCGGACATTACGCAGTGGCTAGCAATGGCACGGACAGATTTGGCTCCTGCTTCCAGCATGATGTTGGCAGCCTTGGTAATGGTTCCTGCTGTATCTACAATATCGTCTACCAATACTACATTCTTGTCTTTTACATCACCGATGATTTGCATGGTGGCAACCACGTTTGCTTTTTCGCGTGTCTTGTTGCACAATACCAGAGGTACACCGAGGTATTTGGAGAATGTGCTGGCGCGTTTTGAACCGCCGACATCCGGGGTGGCGATTACCAAGTCTTCCAGTTTCAAGGATTCAATATAGGGGAGGAATACTGCTGATGCATACAAATGATCCACCGGAATGTTGAAGAAACCCTGAATCTGGTCTGCATGAAGGTCCATCGTAATCAGACGGTCGATACCTGCAACAGAGAGCAGGTCGGCCACCAGCTTGGCGCCGATGGAAACACGGGGTTTGTCTTTTCTGTCCTGACGTGCCCAACCGAAGTAAGGGATAACGGCTACAACGCTTTTTGCCGATGCTCTTTTAGCAGCATCAACCATCAGCAGAAGTTCCATCAAGTTGTCAGAATTAGGGAAGGTTGATTGAACCAGGAATACATGCGAGCCACGGATAGATTCCTCATAAGAGACTGCAAACTCACCATCTGCAAAATGGGTGATGTTCATCTTTCCCAGAGGGCAATCAAGGCTAGCGCAGATTTTCTCTGCAAGGTATCTCGAATTTGTTCCGGAGAATACCATAAAGGGTGCTTTTTCGCTCATTTGTGTAATAGATGTTACCTATTTGTTAATTTGCATGCAAAGGTAGGAATTTCCCGTTACATAAAACAAGAGTTATTGTATAAAAATTATTTTTCTTTCCCGGATTTATTCGTAGCTTTGCTTTATGAAACGACTTTCTTTTATATGGTTTGCGGGGTTGTTGTGCCTTTGTACAACAATGGTTTCGTGTGTGGGAACGGCACCCATGAAGGAAGTACGCCTTATCGACTCTCTAAACCAGGTGGCTTATGCTTTTCGTTATAAAAACCTGGATTCATCCTGCCATGCGGCATCAAGAGCCTACCGTGAAGTCAGCCTCTATAAACAAGGAAAAGCGGAAGCATCCAATAATCTGGGCTTTTGTGCTTTTATGCGCATGGATTTTGAGCAGGCCGAAAAGTTTCATATGGATGTCTATAATCTGACCAAGAATGAACTGGAACTCCTTATTGCCGACATCGGTTTGATGAAGATTTATCAGCGGACGGCGTTGAACAAGGAGTTCTACGATTATCGCAATAGTGCCTTGCACCGTATGAAAAGAATAGCGGAGGATGACAATCTGTTTGTGGACCAACACGAGCAAATGCGTTTGAATTATGCCCGTTCGGAATTTTATATTGTATCTGCTGTGTATTATTATTATTTGCAACAGCGTCCGGAAGCTGTAGCCTCTATTAATGAAGTTACTAAAAAACAAGAGTTGCTGGCAGATACCAATCAGCTGTTGTATTATCACTACATCAAAGGTTCTGCTGCCTTATGCGAGGGTGAGACACCGGATGAGCGAAGACTGAGAGAATTTGATGAGCTCTATACCGCATGGCGGTTGGCTTCGCGCAAGGGCTATCTTTACTTTGAGGGCAATGGAGTGCAGGGACTTGCCAACTTGATGGCTTCACCGGATAATTACGCATTTTTTCAAGACCGCCGCTCCCATGCCTTGACACGTTTTGGAGTACCGGTAGATTCGCTGCTTCCCATGCGTCTGGGGCAGTTGGCATTGCAAAAATTCAGCCAATACAAGGATTTGTATCAGATAGCAGGTGCATATGTATCTATCGGCAAATACCTGAATGCCCACAGTCACTATACAGAAGCTCTTGACACGCTAAAACTTGCTCTGGAATGTGTAAATGACCATCACCGCCTTTTCTATGACTGCCACGATAGTTTGGACTGGCTGAAAGCATTTGACCGTCGAGATACGATTTGTGCGGAGAAGGCATGGATGGAGCAGAAACTGAAAACCGTGCCCGAGTGGATTTCACGTATTCGTGAACAGTTGAGCGTTTCGTATGCAGGACTCGGAATGAAAGAAAAATCAGACTATAACCGCAATATTTACCTGGATATCCTTGAAGATACACGCCAGGATAAAGAACTGGAAAGCCGCTATCAGGCATTGGAAAAGGAGGCGGGGCAACTCAACGTCGTGTTGTCACTGGTCATTGTGGGCTTCGTGCTTGTATCCCTCTTCTTCTGGTTTTTCAACAAGCGTTCCAAAGACCGGAACAGAGTGCATCTCCGCCGTCTGCAGCTGATGCTGGATATCTGTCAGAAGATAACGGCATCCATTCCGGCAGATGCACAGACTGAGGAGGAAATCGTCGACTCTATCCGGACGGCTGTCTGCCCGGAATTGGAAAAGCTGTTTGGAGTGAAGGATATCCGCATAGACAACGGGCAATTAGTGTTCCCGCGTCGGATGAGCAAGGATGAGCAGGCGATGGTACGGGTGATAACTCCCTATATCCAATGGGCAATCGACAACGGCATGACGTCCATCTCCCTTGGCGACGAACGCCGCAGACTGGAAAAGCAACGCTACATTTACGAGCAGCACATCGCGGGGAACAAACGGCAAAATCTGATAAAGAAAGCATGTATGGCTATTGTCAACGGAATTCACCCGTACATAGACCGTATCATCAACGAAGTGCAGAAACTGACTCAAAAAGGATTCATCAAAGAGGAGCGGATCAAAGAGGAGAAATACCAGTATATCGACGAGTTGGTTACTACCATCAATGAATACAATGATATTCTTGCCCTTTGGATAAAGATGAAGCAAGGAAGCCTTAGCCTGAACATAGAGACGTTCGAATTGAATGAACTTTTCGAGCTGCTTAGGAAGGGAAGCCGTACATTCGAGATGAAGAGACAGTCGTTGGAGGTGCAGCCTACGGATATCCGGGTAAAGGCAGACAAAGCCCTTACATTGTTTATGATAAATACACTGGCGGAGAATGCCCGTAAATATACCCCTCAGGGCGGTATGGTGAAAGTATATGCACGGCAGGAGGAAGATTATGTGGAAATCTCGGTAGAGGATAATGGTTGTGGATTGTCACCGGAAGATGTAGCCCGCATTGTGGGAGAAAAAGTATATGACTCGAAAGCCATCGGTATGAGTGACGCTCCCGACAAGGAGGAATTGAGGAAGAACAAAGGAAGTGGCTTTGGACTGATGAACTGTAAGGGCATCATTGAAAAATATCGCAAGACGAATGATTTGTTCAAGGTCTGTCTATTTAATGTGGAGAGCGGGCTGGGAAAAGGCAGCCGTTTTTATTTCCGTCTGCCTGCCGGTATCCGTAAGTCCGTGTCGGTGTTGCTCGTCGTGTTGTCTTTGTGCATGTCATCCTGCCGGCATGCTGTGGAACAGCCTGCTTCCGGAGAGGTGTTACCGGATTCTTTGGCACTGCTTGCACAGAATGAATACGAAGCTTTGCTGGACGAAGCCTCCGATTATGCCAATGAAGCTTATTACTGCAATGTAGACGGAGAATACGAACTGGCTTTACAATACATAGATTCGGCAATGTATTGCCTGAACGAACATTACAAGCAATACGCCCATCCTATACGTCGCTATATGACGCTGACGGGAGACGGGGCGCCTGCGGAACTGGATTGGTGGAACCAGATGTTCAATTCGGATTTCCATGTAATTCTGGATATCAGGAATGAAGCGGCAGTCTCATTTCTTGCATTGAAGCAATGGGATGACTATAGCTATAATAATGCTGCCTACACTACCTTATACAAACTGTTGGGAGAAGACCAATCCTTGGAAGAATATTGCCGGCAGCTGGAGCGTTCCACCAACAACAAGATGGTGGGCATTTTGCTGGCGGTGATTTTGCTGTTCGTATTGCTGTTGGGATATTACATACTCTACTTCCGTAAACGTCTGGTGAACCGCTGGAATCTGGAGCAAGTACTGGAAATTAATGGAAAGGTGTTCAATGCCTCCTTGTTGCCGGTTTCGGATACGGAGGAAATGTTGCAGCGTGAGGAGGATACATTGAAGGAAATCCCGCGGCAGATTGTAGGTTCCGCTTTTGATGCAGTGAACGAACTTTTGAGTATCGACCGGTTAAGCATAGCTGTATACAACGAGACTACACATAAGCTGGAATACACTTCCAATCCAGTGGAAGATACCGCCGTGGACGAGTTGCCTATCTGGAGGAAATATATGGAGAATTGCTTTGAGCAGCAAGTGTACATATCGGAAAAGGGTATACAAGCATTGCCGCTTGTTGTGGATGCAGGCAATATGTGTCGTTGCATAGGTGTGCTGTGTCTGGAACGCAGGGAAGGTACGGAGCAGGAGACCGACCATTTGCTTTTGGAACTGATAGCCCGTTATGTCTCCATTGTAATCTTCAATGCAGTGGTTAAGTTGGCTACGAAATACCGGGACATCGAAGTGGCTCAAGATGAAGCCCGGCGAGCTTCCTGGGAAGACAGTTTGCTGCATGTACAGAACATGGTGCTGGATAATTGTCTTTCGACCATCAAGCATGAAACGATTTATTATCCGAACAAGATAAAGCAGCTGATAGGGAAACTGCGGTCCGGCAAACAGACAGAAGCGGAGGAGCGGGAAACGGTGGTTGCCATCAGCGAATTGATAGAGTATTACAAAGGTATCTTTACGACACTCAGTTCATGCGCTTCCCGCCAGTTGGAAGAGGTGACTTTTAGGCGTGCGACAATATCTGTGCCGGAACTTATGGCTACTGCCGGGAAATATTTCCGCAAAGTGTATAAGGGAAACAAGGCGCATATTGATTTTAAGATACAACCGTTGGAAGGACGGATTACCGGTGACTGGAACCAGTTGCGTTTCCTGCTTGAAAACCTGATAGACGAGGCTTGCTCCGTAACTCTGGATGGAGCTGTCTGTCTGTCGGCCCGGGAAGATGGGGAATTTATACGTTTTCTGTTTACAGATATGCGCAGGGAAAAGACCCGTGAAGAATTGAACCAATTGTTCTATCCCGACTTGTCCCGCATGACGGCCGGTGAGAAAGGAGAACTGTATGGTACGGAATATCTGGTGTGCAAGCAGATTATCCGCGACCATGACGAGTTTGCCGGACGCCGGGGATGCCGTATCAATGCCGAACCGGGAAAGGAAGGAGGTTTTACAATATATTTTACGCTACCGAAAAAATGAAATATGGAAGACAAAAAATTTAAAGTAATCATCGTTGAAGATGTCAAGTTGGAGCTGAAAGGGACGGAAGAGATTTTCCGCCATGAAATTCCCAATGCGGAGGTAATAGGTACTGCTATGACTGAGCAGGAGTTCTGGACATTGATTGAAGCCGGCGTACCGGATCTTGTTCTGCTGGACTTGGGATTGGGAGGTTCGACCACAATCGGGGTGGACATCTGCCGGAATATCTTCAAGCGTTATCCGGGAGTACATGTGCTGATATTCACGGGAGAAATATTGAATGAGAAGTTATGGGTGGACGTACTTGAAGCCGGTGCCGACGGCATTATCCTGAAAACCGGAGAGTTGCTGACCAAAACCGATGTGCAGGCAGTGATGGACGGCAAGAAGCTGGTCTTTAACTATCCGATACTGGAGAAGATAGTGGAACGCTTCAAGAAATCTGTCCTGAATGATGCAAAACGTCAGGAAGCAATCATAAGCTATGATATTGATGAGTATGACGAGCGTTTCCTCCGTCATTTGGCACTGGGCTATACCAAAGAAATGATTGCCAATCTTAGGGGAATGCCTTTTGGAGTCAAGTCGCTGGAGAAACGGCAGAATGACTTGGTCGGCCGTCTTTTCCCGCCTAGTGAACGGGTGGGGGTGAATGCCACTCGTCTGGTGGTGCGTGCATTGGAACTTCGAATCTTGAATATAGACAATCTGGAAGCCGACGATGAGTAAACTCCGAATGCCACATCCCGCTACGATGTTCTTCCTGCTGACGCTGGCAGTCATCCTCCTTTCATGGATATTCGATGTCTATGGTCTGAGCGTGCTGCAACCGCAGACTGGAGAAGAAATACGGGTGCAGAGCCTGCTGAGTCCGGAGGGCATACGCTGGCTGCTGCGCCATGTCATAACCAATTTTACGGGATTCGCTCCGTTAGGGCTGGTGATTGTGGCTATGTTCGGAATAGGGGTGGCACAGCATTCGGGTTTCATCGATGCATGTATTCGCAGGGGGGTACGACGTCCACGTGATCCTTGGCGCATTATTCTGCTGGTCATTGTCTTAGGACTGTTGTCCAATATAGTGGGAGATGCAGGATATATCATTCTGTTGCCGATAGCTGCAACTTTGTTCCAGTCCGTCGGTCTGCACCCCATTGGAGGTATAATTACAGCTTATGTTTCAGTCTCTTGTGGCTATAGCGCTAATGTGTTTTTGAGTACATTAGACCCCATGATTGCCTCTGTAACGCAAGAAGCGGCTGATAGGATGAATATTGCTCCGGGGCAGACTGGACCGCTGTGCAATTATTATTTTCTCTTTGTTTCCACGTTCCTGCTTGCATTCATCATTTATCATATTACCCGCAGGAGCTTGTTGCCGCACTTGGGAATGTATGCAGGGGATATTCATTTTAATGGCTACAAACAACTGTCCCGCAAGGAACGGAGAGCTATGTTGGGAGCTGTATTTGCAGGCTTGCTGTATATTGCCATTATTCTGTGGGCTACATTCTCTTCATGGGGGATATTGCGGAGTGTCAATGGTGGGTTGATTCGTTCTCCGTTTATAGTTGGTATTCTGTTTTTGCTTTCGTTTGGAATAGGTTTGATGGGGATGGTCTATGGTTTTGCCTCCGGCCGATACCGTACGGACGGTGATGTGATAGAAGGACTTACGCAGCCGATGAAACTGCTGGGCGTTTATTTTGTGATAGCTTTCTTTGCCTCACAGATGTTTGCTTGTTTTGAATATTCCCACTTGGACAAGTGCATTGCCATTTTAGGCGCTAATCTGCTGTCCTCCGCCTCTTTGAGTAGTTTATGGATATTGATTCTCTTCATTCTTTTTACGGCGCTGGTCAATCTCTTTATGGTATCTGCCACAGCTAAATGGGCTTTTATGTCTTTCATTTTTGTTCCGGTATTGGCAAGTATGGGCATTTCGCCGGATATGACCCAATGTGCGTTCCGTATAGGTGACAGTGCAACAAATGCCATAACACCTTTTATGTTCTACATGCCACTTGTCTTGACCTATATGCAGCAATATGATAGGCAATCCACTTATGGTTCACTACTGAAGTATACTTGGAGATATTCTTTAGTCATTCTATTGGCATGGACTGCCTTATTTGTACTTTGGTACATCAGCGGTTTGCCATTAGGACTGTAATGTCATAACCAATGAACAGCCCGCTTTCGATAACCCCGGTAATGGCTTTCAGTTTCTGTTCCAAATCAGGAACAATGTTGCTGAGATGAATGTCAAGAATGAAATTACCGCTTTCGGTAAATACCGGACCGTCTTTTCCTTCTGCAAGACGTAGGCTGATTTTTGAAGCTCCCAATAAGCGTATCTCGTTTTCCACATGGGAGAGAGCATGTGGAAATACTTCCACCGGTATGGGGTATTTGCTCCCCAGTTTGCTGACAAGCTTGCTCTCATCGACAATGATGTAAGTCTTACCACTGCTTTTAATTAGGAGCTTCTCCTTAAACATGGCTCCACCACGTCCTTTGATGAGGTTATTATGCGGATCCACTTCGTCTGCACCGTCGAATGTCCAATCCGGACGCTTATTCCACAGAGTAGTTTGCGGCAGGCCAAGCTGTATACATGTCATCGAAATTTCGGCAGATGCCGGAATGATTTCTATATGCAAAGATTCTTGTTTAACTCGTTGAGCTAATGCAAACAAAGTGAGATAAACGGTAGAGCCGGAGCCTGCTCCTATGACATCACCGTCTTTGGCCAGTCCGGCAATCTCCTGGGCTACCAATTCCTTACTCGCCTTATTGCTGATTTTATTTGACCATTGCAATTCTTGTATCAACTGATTTTCCCATTCCATCTCTTTAAAATTTAGTTGTTATTACTCTTTCATTCATTTTCGGGTCAATGCTACTTTTCCTACTTGAATATTCCTCCATATTTTTACTTTTTATAATTAGTAACATTGATAATTTGCAAAATGTTTTAATACATCTGTATATAAATACCGTGTATCTTGTTTGTAAAGGTAACTAATCATTACTTTTTATGTAGCAAATGAGCCTTTTATACATAGGTAACGAAAAAAGGTGATACAAAAATTTGCAATATTCGTAAAAAAGCGTACCTTTGCACCGCAATTAAGGCTGGTTCCGTAGCTCAGCTGGATAGAGCAACGCCCTTCTAAGGCGTGGGTCTTGCGTTCGAATCGCAACGGAATCACAAGGAAAAATGCTAATAGGTTCATTGATAACTTGTTAGCATTTTCTTTTTATGATAGTTGCACAACATTTGCACAACTCGCGAATAGGGAAAGAAAAAGCCGGGAAATAATTCCGGCTATATTGTTGTTTTAACCCCACCGCTGATTTTAGGAGATGGGTCGTATTCTGCTTTTTGTCTTCGTTTCTCGTCCTCGTCTTTGAGGTACTTGTTCCTTATCTCTTTGATGTCATTCGTCATTCCCCATACCTTGAAGAAGAGGATGATTTGCAGTACTCCGAATATTAGGAGTATGATAGTTAAAAAGTCAATCATAATCTTTGAACAAATATTATATGTCTTGCGATTGGTATGCTATAGCTATTGAATCATGAAGATGTCTCGTAATTGTATCTTCTATTACAACATTTACAAAAAACATATCAGATTGGCTTTTTTCTATAGTTCCTTCAATCTTTTTGTACTTTATATTCCAGGAATATAAGATTGCCTCTTTCTCAAATTCCAAACTGTCTTCGCATACTTCACTTTCAAAATCCGGAGTTCCATATTTTGCGTTAAATAGAATTTTCACATCATTCAATTTACGCACTGAACTATTGAAGCCTTCGATGTATTCGTGAAATATTACAGCGAAAAGTTTGTTATTATGCGTCATAATAGACACATCGTCGAATTCGACCGTTCCAATTTTATTATATTTTAATGGAATGACCCATTTAGAAGTGTCTTTTACCGAGATATACCCTAAATCAATCATCTCTTCAACGGTCATTCCCCATTTCAAATCCTTGAAAGCCTTAGACGCTTGTTCGTTGGTATATTTCTCTACTACGACAGGAAAGACCTCTGCTTTCTTTTTATTATTACATCCGATAATTGCAAATGTAGCCGCTATTAAAAATAGAATCTTCTTCATTGTGTTAATTATTTAGTTTGTTCTTTAATTCATTGAATAAATCGGGAATTCAAAATCCCCCCCCCATAATATTTAGATTTGTATTACAATAATACATCACTTACAATATGTTGCTTGACAATCCACAAACTCCGTACTTGCGCTATCTCTATGTCGAAATCGTCGTATTCATTACTGTTAAAAGAGTGTGCTATCCAGAACTTGCGAGATAACTCTTGGTCTTTATATCGGCGTAGTATTTTGATATGTCCGTGATAATCTCCGGTAAATTTGTCTTGTACTACTATTCCAAACACATTGCCGAAGGGAATTTGAGTAGCTACGTCTGCGCTGAAACCATATTTTTTTAGAGCTACCCAGCATCCGGAAGGGTATGCAGGGGACATGGAGTTTCCCGCTATCTGTGCAATCGCTTCGCAATCCTTACAGTCTGGCAGATACCAGTACCGTTTTATGCTTTCTATTCCATTGATAAGTTCTATTTGTCCGGCAGCAAATTTGAAATCAACTTCAGGGAGTAGTTTTATTCCTTTTTTCAAAGCCGACTTTAAATCACTTTCATTGTCTATGGCTTGAGCTAGTGATGGGCTTTCAGTAGAAGTTAACATATCTCCATTTCCACCAACTAGCCATCCTTTATCTACATTGGGAAAAGTGGATAAAATCTTATCTATGACAGCATCTCCTATCCCATCTTTACGACCGAACCAGTTTGATACTGTATTAGGCTTTTCTCCAACTACGTCTGCAAATTTTTTGTTGCTTCCTCTTTCGTCTCCGAAATAGTAGGATTTAATTTTGAATATTCTTTCTCCAATATTGCTCATGTTCACAAATAATGTGTATGTTTGTGTCGGAATCAAGTTGCGGATGATTTCGACTAAATTGTTTAACTGTTCCCGTAAGGGACTATATAGGCGACTTCCTCAAACCGCAACTTTGGGGTTGGTCGCTTTTGTTTTATTGATATGAATAATGAACTTGCAAAATTGATTCCTAATGACATCAGTAAAATAACAGTTATTACATTACTTGAGCTATTAATGAAATTTGGTACTCCTAAAGAGGATATTAGGATTGCGCTTTCAATAATTCAAGGAGTACATTCTGCATCCCAGCATAACGTTGATGCTTTTCTTCTTCGCTATAGCTCAGAAATTCATGTAGAAAATCTTCTATCTCCTCAACCTTAAGAGTGCCCTTCATGTCGTTTATGAGATGGCTTATTAGGTTTTTATTTTCATTATTTATCAAAGCCATAATAGTCTGCAAAATATATTCTCTTGCCAACATCTTGGCAAAGCCTCCATCGTCTTTATTTTCATGAAATGCTTTAAACATAAACTGTAAAGAGCTTATTAAATCTCCATGTTGTCGGGCAATGAGAATTGGAACAACTCTCATCATTTCCTTTTTTACATCAAATTGTGTTTCTAAACTCGACTTCTTTATTTTTCCTTCAAATTCAGCTCTAAACTTATCAATTTTTTGACTTGTACCTTTTATATCGATGAATGTGTATATATTCCATCCTATCAATACAGTAACCAATAATGACAATATTCCTACTATCACTCCTTGGTAATCAAATCCTAACTCGGGAGTCCTATATGCGGCTATGCAGGTCGCTATAATAGCAATTGTCATTGCCACAATACTCAATCCTAAAGCCCAATTTTCTTTCTTCATGTTATAATAAGGTATAAGATGCTCTAATAGTTAAATAATGCTTATGTACACAATATGTGTGATTAAAATGTTTTATATTCACAGTTATTGTGTACATTTGCATCATCAATCAATCACGTAGCAAAGATAAACTAAATGATTGACGATACAAATAGTATAAACATATTAAATCACACGATTATGAGCACGAAGAGTTTTTTACATGAAGTTATGAGCCTTGCATGGCAGTTCGTTCGCAAGAACGGTTTCACGATGTCAGAAGCATTAAAGTGCGCTTGGGCTAACATGAAATTGAAATTGCAGATGAAAAGCAAGATTGTGAAATTCTACTTTCAAAAGGTGGACGGTTCTGTGAGAGAAGCCTACGGTACACTAAATGAAAAGCTGATGCCTGCCATTGCTGGTACTGACAACAGAAAGAAGAACGACACCGTTCAAACTTACTATGATACTGAACGCCAAGAGTTCAGATGCTTTAAGAAAGCTAACCTTTTAAAAATTGCCTGATATGAGAAACTATAGAGTTTGCGACAGTGTAGAAGCCTACGGGCTTGAAAAGGCTTTGGATAAGGCTTGTATAGACCTTGATAGAGTTGATAAGATGTCTGACACAGAGGCTTGTGCTTTCTGTAATACCGATACCAAAGAAGAGGCCTTAGAGGTTATTCAAGAAGAGATTGATTACATAGAGTTTCAACTTGATAGAATGGCGGTATGATAGAGGCATTGATAGTATTGGGCTGCTTATATGCAAGTTATAGGCTTTTCAGAAAGCCGGGCGAGAAGTTCTTTTATGATGATTAATCACACGATTATATCACGCACGACAGCCCTATTGACGGATTGAACGGCAACTGATAGCGAGAATCGGGTAGGGCACTATTGATTAGTTCTTTGACATATTGGTACGATATAAAGATATATTTCTGCGAAGGCACGTAAGCGAAGCCAGTGATGGTAGATAGTGGTGGGTGCAAGTGGAACGGAATTGACACCGATAGCAACCGAAGATAAGCTGATGAAGAGCGAATGGTTGTATATGTCTGACTTACCGTCTTTAAGGTTATGTTTCTTCTCGTAGTTGGAAACTGCGGTCTTGGAAGCATCCCCGGCACGGAAATCACCATAGGAATTTAGCACGTCCGAGAAGCTGATACCCTCAACAATGGAGTTTACCTTTGTCTCGTCCGTTACACCCTCTGCCTTCTTAGTGGCAATTCGGGTTAAGATAGCAGTGTCCACCCCAGTAAACTTCTGTTGCAGCCCTGCCAAGATTTGTTCTAAGATTGTCATACCGTATGAATTTGATTTATAAATTTCTACGGTAAATTTCGGCATTAATAAGCTATGTGAAAAATTATCAGATAGGTGATACACGACAATGAAACGATTGTCGTAAAATGGTATAAAAAAGGCGTGAAACCGAATGGAATCACGCCTAAATAAAGTATTGTAACTTATGCCGGTACAGCCATTAATTCACGCCCTACTGAACGTATTGTTTCTATAATATCTTCAAAACGTTTCTTAGACGGCTTCTTTGTTCCGCTTACATATTGAGCAAACAAACTCTGAGAAATACCTAAACGTCGTGCTATGGCAGCAGCATTCAATTCAGGATGAGCTATAAATAAATCATAAAGAGGATTAGATTTCCTTTCCCGAAAGAATCCCTCAAAACTCAAATCTTCATCAAGCTCTCTCCAATGTATTCCGTCATGGCTCGTTGTGAAATTTGCGCGCTGCGCAGGAGTAGCCCATTTCAGCCTTTGGAAATCTGAAAACTTCTCACATGCCTCCTTCCCGTCAGTGGTACGTATCCATACCTCCGTATCAGTCAACCATACCTTTTCAACTATGATATTTTCCATAACCACTTATTTTGATTTATTAAAAAATTTATTCCAATGCTCTGCTATTACTTCTTGATTTTCTTCTATAACTGATTCTACAAGTTTCAGTTCAGATGACTTCAAGCCATTATTTTTGATTAATGTAACTGGAAATAAAGTGAATTTAGCACTTACATCCCCTTTGATTACATGAACATGTATAGGCTCATGGTCATTAGCGTAAAACATAAAACGAAAACCAAATAAAATAAATATCGTTGGCATACCTTTCTCTATTGATTACCCTACAAATATAGGTAATTATTTAATTACCTACAACTATTCAAGCAAAAAATTAGCGGCAATTCTTTGATGTTGCCGCAAAATATTCTATTTTTCTTGTACTAAAATTATAATCCCTATAATTTTTCTGACTAAGAGGCATTTTTCTGTCCCTTATTTCCGATTTGCTCATTCTTTGCCGCTTGCTCCTCCTTGATTTCTGCAAGCTCCTCTTCTACCCTATCAGCATTCCCGGCAAACATGATACCTTCACGTGTGGACCAAATGCCACCACTGACAGCGGAAACGGCAGTAGTCACCTTATCATTCAAATCATCAATCATATATGGAACCAGTTCTGTTTCTATGTCAATGGTCTGCGATGCCTTGCTAAACTCGGTTGGATTGATAGAGCCTAAAGCGGAAACAATGAAATTTACTCTCCGCTGCAAGAACTCACCGATAACCTCACCGTGATTTTCTACCGCCATATGTGCACCCATGAACATAAAGCGGAAAGCGGTTCCTGATGCTTTGCCTACCCCCTTCAACGTTTCAAATGATATTCTTGGAGTGTTTGACATATCATAAGCCATATTAGTGAGTGTTTCTGCTTCAAAACGTACCGTATCTGGCACCTGATTCCACGTCAGATATTGAGCATCCGCACCTTCACCTGTAAGTTTGACCATTCTGTCCTTAACCTTACCCATGAAACCCTCCACGTCACCGATAAGTTTCAATAAAGGGAAGAAATGATAATCGATGCAATCTGCATAATTGGATAATAATTTCTCCAACCGAACCCGAAAAGTCTTTATCTTTTTGCAATAAGGTTCAGGACGGTAGGCATAGAGAACCGGTAATTTGGGGAATCCATGAGTAAAAGGCGTTCTTTCTTCATACCCTTTAGATAAATCCCACTGATAGACCATCTTATCAGTGATAGTCATAAAGCAAGTTATCTCCGAATCATCCATGAGCTTCTTCTTGTACTCACGTGAGAAAGCAATCATCTTACCTTCATCATTGAAGAACGGATAAAGCTTATCCCCACGGAACGGAGACCATAATACGCTTTTCAGCTTCTTGGTAGGTTTTACCTTGCCTCCGAATGTAGTCTTTACTTTTTTCCAGAACTTCGCCCAAAACGAATCATCATCGGTAACATACCAATATTCTGCCGCTTCTTGTTCGGAGAGCCAGGCACGGACAACCTTCTTGTTCTGATATTTGATTTTGTTGGATTTAAATACAGCCTTTACCGCATCCAGTAGCTTCTTTTCATCATCATCAGTTGGAGTGCAATCCATAGACGGTTCTGTGCCGACCGTGAAAGCAGTTTGAATGTTCACTATATCCTGTTCCAATGGAATGGAGATACGGTTCACCGGTTCAGTCTTATACTTTGCTTCGATTTCATAAGTCTTACCCGTTTTTTCATCGAAGTGCTTCTCTGCTTCTTTTTCAAGAACCTTTCTGTCCGGATATTTCTTTTCGTCAACCATGATTTCATGGCGTTCCGGATTCCAATCATCCCAAAGTTTGCAACGGTCGGGAAGTTCAGTTTTCCTACCTTTCTTCAGATAGTTTATCTTCTGCCCGATATCGGGCAATGCTAATATTTCTTCTAAATTCAATGGCATAGCTTATATTTTTAGTGTGTGAATATTCCTGTTAAATCTTTCGGCTTCTGAATCTTACCAAGAAGCTCACCCAATACATAGTAACGTACAGCATCTATTCCGTGATTGTCATGGTCTTCCGGTTCGTTGATATAGTTCCCGTCCTTATCCTTTGCCCAAACATACTTTCTGAACTCGCTTTGTAAGTTGTACGAGCGTTTGGTTATATAAATCTCCATATCTTTCATTTTGTCAATTCCGGCATTGATAGAGCCTGCACCTTTCTCTACGGCATATATCTTGATTCCTCCGTTGTGTATCTCTTGAATCAAACGTGGATTTGCGCTGTCAGCAATGACTTTCAATCCCCACGGGCGAAGAGTCTTGATGATGTCAGAAGAAAGCAATCCAGTACGGTAATCCACTTCATCCAAGTAAAGGGCGTTATCAACGATACCACAACGAATGGAAGCAGACGGGTCATGCGTATAACCGAAGTCTTGCCCGAAAGCAATTTTCTTTGCCCAAGCCGGGAACTCGTCAACAATTCCCCACTTCTTGAACACTGCACCTTCAGCAACGTCAGCCCAGCGGCCGATAACCACATGAGCATATTTTTCGGGATTATTTACCTTCATATCCTCCACCTCTTTCAGAAACTCCGGGGAAAGATTCTCCAAGTTATCAAAATACGTGGTATGGATATGAAGTACATTCGGATGAGTGGAAATCTGAACCTGCACACCGTCAATCTCTACCAGCTTGTGAGTTTTCTCAATGTATTTTTTGTAGATGAAGTGATTGGAATCGCACGGATTCATTATAATGATAATCCGGTTCTGAATACCCTTCTTGCGAATGGAGAGCATTATTTTATCGAACTCATCTTCGCTTGTCCACTCTTCCGCTTCATCGCAGACGAAAGTCGTAATGCCTTGAATGGATTTCAGTTTTGCTGTCTGGTTCCCGGAAGAAGTCTTGATACCCCGGAACATGATACGGCTCTTAGTCATCTTATTGACTATGTCCGTCTTTGTGGTCTTAAAATATTTCGTGGTACCGTCCAAATCTATCTTCTCCATCATTTCGGGGATGATAGACATACCGGCAGAAACCATCGTGTAGCGAGTATAGAGTATCTGATGAACTATCTTCTCGGCCGGTGTCATTTCAAAAGTCAACCGTTCTATGAAGGTAGAAGCATTGAAAGACTTTCCGCTACCACGCCCACCGGTGATAAGAATTATAAATTTTTCCTTATCCTCATATAATGGATGGTAAATTTCTTGGGGTACTATCATTTTAGCTTGTCTTTAATCCAGGAATCAATGTTGATGCCATGCTCTATGTCTGTTGGAATATCAGCATTTGCAATCTTTTGGTTTTCATCAGCAGGAGATTCACCGATAAGTTCTAATAAATACCTTATAGCGTTCAAATCTGCATCACCCACAGCTTTCGCTATGAGTTTTTTTATCATGGCATCCTTTACAATGTATTTCCGACCTTTATCATCTGTAGTTTCAGCATTCAACGCAGCAATGGCAAACTCTCTTGCGGTTTTCACAAGTTCCTTTTTCTGTCTTCTCGATTCAGCCGAAAGTCTTGCGAGTTCCTGCGCTCTCTCTGTGCTAATGCGTTTGCCTTTCTGCGTTAAATTCTGTTCGTTCGCCATTATTCTACCCCAAATTCTATTCTATCCATAAATTCTTTTCCATCAATGTATCGTTCTTCAAATCCATAACCGAACATCTTCATGAAATTAGCCCTTTCTGTTGGGCTATTAAAAGACAGCACGACATAGCTTAACATTCCGTTATCCTTTTCAAAGCTATTTTGGTTGCTAATTCTGTCTTTTATCTTTTGCACTTCATTGTGACGTACAATTTGATTTTCTTTTGAATCCTCATAAAAATTATTGGAACGGTTAATGTCTTTATTCTCTTTACCTTCTTTAGTAGCTTCATCTATGGCTGATAACGAATCGTCCAATATATCTTCCTTTCTCCAAATATCATCGTTAATAGAAAAGTCCAAGTCACCAATTCCAAGCATATTCAAATCGAAGTCATTCAGTCCGGCAAGGCTATAATCAATTCCATCAAGCATATCTTTTAACATATCTGAATCAAAATCGCCTTGTACGCTTCTGTTATTCATAAAGATATTCTGCTCTTTTTCAGTTTTTTCGTCCATGTGAACTACTTCAACACGAATCAAATAATCATTAGTTCTCGTGTCCGGATTGTATTTATTTACTTCATCTATCACTGAAATACGTTGATGACCAGAAACAAGGTTGCCAGTAACCTCATTCCATACAATACCACCAAGCAACCCTACACGCTTTAGGTTTGCTTTCAGGTTCTTTCTTGCTTCTTGTGTTATTTTGCGAGGATTGTAGTTAGCGAAGTTTATATCACTCCGCTGTATTTCTCTACTTTCCGGTTGAGTTATTTTGTTCTCTTTCATAATCGAATATTAATTTTTCGGAATATGGGAACTCTTTCAAAATGCGTTTATAATCATTGGGATATTTACTACGCATTAATAGCATCGTATTTAAATCAATAGTAAATCCTTGACTTATAGCGTTTGCATCATAGATAAAAGGTTGTATCAATCCACTTTGCCTAATATATTGAAGCACTTCTTTGTTTGTCCACAATGCAAGAGGATAAACCATGCCTTTATCTGTTACATAGCCGGTTTTAGCAAACTTCTTTAAACGCATCCGTTTCATATAGCCATCTACGCCTTTCATTCCGCTGAATCCGTACATGACGCCTGTCTCTTCTCTTACAAATTGTTCTATTTCACCAATCTTTCTCGGCTTTATAGAACTATCTGGTTCACGAAAAAAGCCCCAGAAATCGTAATAGTCACGCTGAAAATGTCTAATTTTGCGTACTTCTACATTTTTGTAATGATTTTCTGCCCATTTGATATAAGGCTGCACATGGTCTAAATTTGGTATGAGGTACATATAATAGCATATAACCTTATCAAATACACCTGCAAGCATATCCAATAAAGCTATACCGTCTTTACCACCGGCTGAATAAAACAACACAGCAGTGTCCGTTTTATCACGAACACTGCGTATTATCTGCATTGTAAGGGCATACTTGTTCATAGGCTAACCATTTGAACCATTTGCTCCACGAACCCCAAAGGCAACACGTAAGTCATACCGTCTTTGGTCTCTATTTCCTAACTGCGTTGTACCAGCTTCACCGCCACGTCTGGCAACCAATCTACCACCAGCCCCTGCACCGTTCATATTACGGCGCGGTCCCATTGTTCTGTTAATTCTTCTCCTTGTACTACCGACTCAGCTAATAAATTTTAAAATTAAACAATCAAACATTATCTGTACTAAGTATCTTACCCAAATGATACCATACTTGGCAAACAAGATATTCTTTGCCGTTTTCTTCAAATACTTGGTCGTTACCATCTTCATCTGTAAAAATGATAAATTCAGCACTCTTAACCTCCACCGTAAGACGTGGCGCATCTTTTCGTCTGCCATTTATAAGAACCAAAGCGTCATACTTTATTGGTACTACATCCACATCCTTATCATCATTTGGTATATCTTCTTGCCGTTTGTATCTTTTGCCATCGTGTTCAAAATATACATATCTTGTAACATTTGAGGGGTAAACATATCTATGTTCTATGTCTTGTTCACCTTTTAAGATAGATTGAAAACTATCTTTTTTAATCTGTAATGTTAATGCATTCATAATCGTGTCATTTTTTTAATTAATACTCAATAGTTGCGGGGGGCTGAATCGAACAACCGACCTTCACCAAGTCAAAGTGAAAAGCTACCACTGCTACACCCCGCGATAGTACCCCAAAGGTACTACCACAACCAAAGATAACGAAATATCTTCAATCGTTATACACAACAATCAGGTTATTGTTGTGAACTAAGCCATTTGTCCCGTCTTTCTCTGCACTGCTCTAAGGTAGGTGCACAACAAGAAAACAACTCACCGCTTTCAGTACGGTAGTCATACTGATACATTCTCATTCTCTTTCTGCCTAACTTCGTTGTGTAGGTAGTGTAATTCTCTTTACCGGGCTGGCATACGCTGCAACCGTTTTCGTTTATTGAGTTCATAATCATTTATATTTAAAGTTTCGCTTTCAATCTTTCTTCACTCGTATAAGCCACTACAAGCCCAGTTTCATCATGCTGTATGGTGATGTACTTTTCACCCCTCTCTATAGTAGAGAAGTCGTACGGCGTACATAGCTTACCCAACACTTTGCCCAGTTGTTTCATCAGTGGGGCTTCAGGGCTGATAACTAAAACTAAATCTGCTTTCATAATCGTGTATATTGTGGTAGCCCGAAGGCTACCGGATTAAACTTAGAATTTCTCTATTTTAAGATTGTCGTTAATGACGAACATACGTCCACACTCTAAAATCACGTGGGTATCTGTAATTCGCTTGATTACTCTTACTACATCATCGTGCGATATGCGTGGCGTACCGTCTGCATGACAGCCATTAGACAAATCACCTGATACTCTATATCTCAAACCTACTGTAACTTCATTTACGTTCATAATCTTATATATTGCGCAGGGCTTTTACCCTGCTGGTTAAACTTATAATATCGTAATCTCTTTGTTGCCTATCTCTGTATCTACATTCAGAACCTCGTACTTTTGAGCCTTGTAGTTATAAACAACTTCACAGGTATTGAAGCCTCTGCCATCTTCTCTTTGGTCATAAACAGTATTTATATGCTGATACATTTTATTGCCTAACATGAAGTTTATCTTACCTGATGTACAGAAGTAGAATGCTACTGCATACTTCAATGTTTTCTTTTCATCAATCTTCTTTGTTGCCATGATCGTATATTTAAGCGTTAATACCAATTGTGTTTCTCATAAAGTCACTTGCTTGCTCTACTGACATACCCAGCTTCTTTTGAATCAAAATGAGCATACAGCTTACTTGTTCTTTTGTGTTCAAATTGCCTTGTACAAACTCTGACATGATGAACTTCTCTATTGTTCTTTGTTTAATTACTGATGCTGCCATAATCGTATATCTTTTAATTGTTATTACTTCTTGTTTGATGATGCAAATGTATGGGTTTATAATTACACTTCAAATAGAATAAAGATAAAAATGTAGCTATTTAATAAACATTAGCAAAAACACAATTGTAAGGGTATACAATTACATATTTATTAATAAATCAATCTTCTTGATGCAATAAACAGCTACTTTTATTGCATTATTGATTTTATCATATTATATTTGTTCCGTTTATTATAATATACATTTGAAATGGATATAAAAAGCATCATTAAAGAAAAGGGCTACACCATTCAGGATGTAGCAAAAAAGATGGGTGTAAATAGAGTAACTCTTACTCTTACCTTACAAGGAAATCCCACCTACAAAAAGTTGAAAGAGATAGCCGACGCCATTGATTGCAATATAGTTGACTTCTTCCGAGACGAAACAAATAACTCTTCCACTTGTAAAGGAGAAGATAGTGAACTTACCGCCCTTATCCAGTATAAAGAAAACTTCTACAAAGCCGATACGATAGAGGAGCTAAAGAAAATTGTGGCTGAGATTGAAGAAAAACAGTAAATCACTTGTTCTGCAACTGTAAAATAGTTACATTTGCATAAACCATTAAATTATGGGTACAAAAGAGAAGTTGATAGAACGCTTTAAAAGCCAGCCAAAAGATTTTAATTGGGATGAGCTTGTACGCTTGTTCTCCATTTTCGGATATAAGATAGATAACAAAGGAAAAACAAGTGGGTCACGTGTCATTTTCGCAAAAGGGGAAAGCTCGTACACTGCGCATAAGCCACATCCAGGAAGTATCGTAAAAGGGTATGTAATGAAACAAGTATTTGAATTTCTGACTAAAAATAAATTAATATGAAAACATTGACTTACAAAGGTTACATAGGAAGTATTGAGATAAGCGATGAAGATAATTGCCTATTTGGAAAAGTCCTTGATTTGCCAAAAGATACAATGATTTCGTATGAAGGTGAAACTGTATCTGAATTGAAAGAGGATTTTAAAGGAGCTGTGGATGATTATATAGCATATTGTAAGGAAGCCGGAATTACACCGCGTAAAAGTTATTCTGGTTCCCTGAACATACGAATTTCCCCAGAGGTACATAGCAAAATTGCCATTCTCGCCCAACAGGCTGGAATATCAATAAACGCTTTTATTAAATCAGCCGTAGAAAAGCAAGTTGCAACTATGTTATAAACAACCATGGATAAAAAAGAACTCTTTATTTGTGAATGCAACAGCATCGAACATCAGATTGTGATGTCATATTTTGAGGATGAAAAGGAAGTATATTGCAACGTACACTTAAAACCCGAAAGAAATGTACTCAAACGAATTATCCATGCTGTTAAGTACATATTTGGTCATCGAAGTGCATATGGAGATTTTGACGAATTTATTTTCAATCCTAAAGATGCAGATAGGTTGCAAAGTGTTGTTGACCATTTGAGAACAGAAAAGCCGGAGCACTAAACTCCGGCTCATTAATTGATTAGCCCTTTGATTCTTAACCGATTTACGATTTCGGTGTAAAGATACTCTATATCCCCACTGAAATCCCCATAGTTCTGATACAAAAACACGACATCCGCACAGTTGTCGGAAATGGTACATTCTGATTGAACACCAAGAACCCTTGCTAATTCAGGTCGTAACCCTGCTGTCATTTTTCCACCGGCAAGCGAGCTTGGAGAAAACAGATACAGGATAATGAAAATGAACTTCTTCCGCTGGGTTACACTGTCAATATTCGGTGGACATCCTCTCTCATTCAGCAACTCAACGAATATCTTGTAGATTTCATGGATAAGGCTTTTGTCTTTCAAAATTGGGGCGGTCAAGGCGTTTTCTTCCTCTGAAAGTTCTGATTTCTCAATACGAATCTTTTTAAGACGAATTATTTTGTTAAAATCCAGTTCCATAACACGATTATTTTAAAAGTAAATAGTATATTTGCATCATAATCGTGTGAGGGAGGATTGAGTGGTCGTGCGCTTGGTTCTCCTTTTTTTTATTTTACAGAGTTATTCTTTTCCTGAATAATCCGATTTTGCTCGTTCACCTCCCTACCCCATATCATAGCGGAATAGATGGCTTTTGCATACAAAAAGAGTTCCTCACGACTGGTAAGGAACTCAACTCGAAGGGCTGCACATTTCGCATCAGTCCAGACATTTTCATTTCTACTCATTGACTATTTGTTAATTTTATAAATCTATTACGTTAATGGTTAACATACATATCCGCTTGCTAAACCATGTTATAAGATGGCTGAACAAAGGCTCATAATTTGCATAACTTCCACAAATCCGTACCTTTGCAATGTGTTTTTCATAGTATTAGATTAAGGTTAATAAAAAAGATTGGCTGTCTGGGAAGATAGCCTTTTTTTGTAACCATTGGCAATATCTTTTCTTTATTAATCACCTGGTCGTTCATACCGTTTCTTCAATTGTTTCAAGACTATTTCCATACCGTTATCCAACCCTTTCTTATAGCCGGACATATGTTCACCTATGTTGTAAATCAAACATCCTACAACAATAAGGACAACCCCTAAAGCTCTATGCCAATAAGGGAGTGATATGCTGAACGGCGAAAATGTCAACCGGAAATGCCCGATGAATAATACTGCGATGACGAATATCGCAATAAAGAAAATGAGGTCTGTTTTCATGTCAATTGCCGTATAGAATATCCAACAACTCTTTCGCTTTCTTATAGGTATCAAAGCCTTTAATGTTCGTCCACCCATACGAAAGACGGCTTTCTTTTCTGACTTGTACAAAATACGTAGTTATTGGAATACAGCCGCTATATTTTGTTTCTCTTACAATCCTATATCTTTCTATATTAAATACTGTTAACGCATAAGAAACAACACAGCAGCTACAGCCCAACCGGACAAAGCAATCATATAAAGTACAAATTTTGTATAACCAATCCATTTAGCTTCCCGATTGAATTTGTTTATCGCTCCTTTTAAGTCTCCAAACCGTTCTTCAATGTCCCACATTACATTTTCTTTGACAATTTTCCTAAATCTCTCCCGTACATTCTCTGGAATGTAGAACCTGTTATCTTTATAGAAGAGATATGTAGAGCAATCAATACGACAGTAGTCATTATAATCTCTTCCAGTGTCTATCTTGATTGTTATTTCTGCCACGCCTTTTTCTTTCCATAGGTCAATGGCGTGTTTCTCAATTTCTTTCTCATTGAGCTTGGCAAGGTCTGCAAGCTTGTTATAATCGTATTCGTCTAACTGTACAATCTTTCTCATAATTAATTAATCCGTTTCAGTACATCCTTGTTGGCTTCGAGTATCTCATCGAAAGAAGGGATAGGCATCCAAGCTACTGGTTCCCATAATGGAGGTATGCTGCTCATTGAACTATAAATAGGACTGTCTTTGTATACATCATTGATATAACCGTCCATACAGAACCATACTCCATTACAGTATGTGCCATTAAATATTGCGCCATGCTTGCACATGATAATGATATTCTCATTTTCTTCCGGCAACTGTTCCTTAACGCTTATCCACGGTGATTGCTTTGCCTGCCATTCGGCACCCTTTATAAATGCAGCTTCTGCAATTTCATCATATGTAATCCCATGATTAGGGCACTCATCTATTGAGTGATATTGGGCATATACACCCATTGATTGGGCAGTTGTACGTCTGCACTCTTTAGCTGCTTCTTCTACTGTCTGTTTCATTTCTTACCCTCCTTATCAAATTCGGATAATGCCTGCTCACAAAACTTGACCTGCTCCAAAGCATAATCCCTCTTATAGGTTACTATATCACGTGTTGTATAGTCCGTATAACATCGAAATCAAGGAGGACTACGTGAAAGACCAGACGGGAAAGAATGTGCAGATTTACGCGGATAACCGTATTGCTCTGTTGCCTTCTGACAACATTGGTTATATGCGCCATCATACCCCGTATGAAGCGACAGACCCGGTACAAGGACGTACTTATATCCCGTCAGAGGGACAGATGCTTATCTCCAACTACCGTGACAAAAATGGTCGCTACATGGAATATACGGCAGAGTGGATTCCGCAGATTTCCAATCCGGATTTGATTACTAATTTCGATTTGAGCGAAATTGCATCCATCCAATCAGCATAAGGAGGTAGGATATGAAAGTAAAGGTTATATCAGTTTTCCGCGACAAGTTCACCGGAAAGTATTATACTCCCGGTGAAGTGATTGAAGTCGGTGAGGAAGCCCGTGTGCTGGATATGGAAAGCCGCAGACTTGCTGAACGGATTGAGGCAAAAAAAAATACCGAAGTGAAAGCCCCTGAAGAAAAGAAGGAGGTGAAAATCCCCCTCTTTGAAAAGGAGTTTGAGAAGAAGGCTTTGATTGATGCTTTGAAGTCTATCGGTGCGCAAGCTTCCGGCAATATGAAAGAGGAAACTCTTTTGGCTAAGGTTGCAGAACTGGATGAAGAATCAACAGCCAAACTGAAAGAAGCATTAGGTATCGAGTAAAAGGATAGGGTAGTGCTTCTACCCTTCCATTGTCTAATTTTATAAATCAGAAAAGAAATGAAGAATTTTATTTTTGCCATGTGTGGCTTTTTAATGATGTCTTTGGTTTCGTTGAGCGTGCAGGCATCAAGTGTGGAATCTCCTAAGTGTGAATACGTGAATCCATCGGTTGATGTTGGTCTGCCGGATATTCAGTTTATCACTTTGGAAACGGCTCCGGCTGATTGTGTTGTACTGACCATGACGCATCCCATGTTTTTGGTTGCAAATAACCCGGCTATGATGTGTTCGATAAAAGAGGGAATGGCTATTCAAGGGGTACGAATTAATGTTCCCAAATGTCCGTTCAGATACATCTATAAATCTAAACATTGTACGCATTATAGCTATACCGCATATAGTAAACTGATTACACCATATTGAATGATATCAGCCATGAGTAACAAGGAGTTTGTATTAAGCGTATTTGATAAGAACACCCCGTCTAATCTTGTAGTTGAAAATATACTTTCAAGAACGGGATTGGATGGTGAAGAACCTTTTGCCGAGGAAAATCGGGCAAGATTAGAGGTCGCTTGTGCAAAGCAAATTCCGTGGATGATACAAAATCCATCTTCGGTCAGCGAAAGCGGATTTTCTGTGTCTTGGTCTAATTATGTTGATAGCCTAATGAAATTGTACTCATGGCTGTGCAAACAGTACGGTTTGAAAGACGAACTGAGTAACAAACCTAAAGTGACTTTCTTATGATATTCGCTCCCCACATATTGCAAGTTAAGGTTATCACCCCGATGGATAAGGATGAGTTCGGAAGACCTATTCCCGGTACCGGTGGTGAAAGCTGGCAGGAGGTGTGCAAATGCCGTTGTGATGATGTGAGCGCGGAAAAGAAAGTATCTATCAATGGTGCTTTGTATGATTTCAAGTACAAGGTAGTCTTTGACAAGCCGTCAAAGGTTGAAGCAGGTGCAGAGATTCGTTGTTTGAATGTCGATGGAAGCATAAGAGGTGAAGGAGTTGCTAAAAGCCCTTTGGAAACAAACTATTTTTCCTACAGAGTAATATGGTTGGAATAGATGCAGACTTTTCGGATGTTGACCAGTTCTTTGAGGACGGAACAAGCGAAGTCGTTGCTGGCATGAAAGAAGAGGGAGAGGCATTTGTTGAAGATGCAAAAGCTACCGGAAACTATCAAGACCACACAAAACATTTGAGAGAATCGAATGATTATGAGGTTAATGAAGATGGCTTAATTCTGAAAAACGAAGCTGATTATGCTTCATTCGTGGAATCCAAAGGATTTGAAGTTGCAGGAAGTGCAGCGATAAGGACAGAAAAAAGATTGAAAGATAGATTTGAACGATGATAGTAACCACCGACATAGGAAACATCCTCTACCGGGACTGCAAGATTTTCGGAATAGACATAGTACCAGCAGGAGAAACGCTGACGGGTGAATTGAAGTCCGAAAGGATTGTCATCCACACGAAGAAACAACAGACGGGAACTTATTGGAAGAAATCTTTCGCAGAAGTGAATCTATGTGTACCCAATTTAAGCGAGAATGAAGCGAACACAATCCGGCTTAACGAACTTGAAAGAAAGGCTGACAAGCTGTTTGATGATGTAGTAAGCACCTATGATGGTATGACATATCGTTACTCTATTGATTCTATCGGTACAGAAGCGGACACAGCTTTGAAGTGTCATTATGTGAATGTGAGAATTTTGTTTAATGTATTAAATGTAAAATGATATGATTACAGCAGTAGAAATTGACGAACTGTATTATGCAGAACCGATTAAAACGGTTACTACTCCAGCTGCCGGATTAACAGGCGCAGAAGTAGCCACCATCTTGAAAAACGCAGCAACGAAGCGGGTCAAGAATGTGCATGGTGACACGTATCAATACGAAGAAGCAGAGGCAAGTGTAACTCGTTACAAAAACGCTTTGACTGGTGAGTACTACCGGGAAACGTCTGAACCGGGTGAGGTGAAAATCAACTTCACCATTGGTGAGTATGATTATGCTACAAAGGCTGATTTACAAGGTGGTAAAGCCACAGAAAAGAATTGGGAAAGAGGCAAGTATAAGCCTATTCATAAATGTGTGATTGGTAAAACCAAAGACGGAGTTTATGTTGTGTTTCCGAAAGCGGCTATCAATGCCCGTGGCTCTAATACCGATAAGGCTGTCGGATTGGCTGTTTCGGCCGTTCCCCTTTCCACAGGTGTAGATGGATTGGCTTCCGAAAAGTGGTTTGACGAATCGGAAGTTGTAGTGCCGGAAGGTTGATAATTTTTCAGTAAAAGGATTGTTTTCAGATGGCGGTGGGTGGTTGCTCACCGCCTTTTTAATTTAATGTTATGAATAATCAAGCAGCAAAAACAGTTTCTGATGCTTTGTTAGGGCTGGATTTCATGAATGTGGAGATAGGAGGGATGGTTTATACCATTAAACCTCCTACAATTAAAATTATCTGTCGTGTCATTCATCATTTTTCCAATATCGGCATGACTGGAGATAATGTAATGGAGGCTATTAAAGAACTTCCTGAAATTGCTGGAGATATGCTGAAAGGCATTTCTTGTTTCATCTGTGGCAGTGAGGAGCTGGCTGAAAATTTAGAGAACGGGACTTTTGAAGAAGTTAGGAATGCCTTGGAAGTCTGTTTCTCTATGATGGATATATCGGCTTTTCAGTGTGTCAGCTCGATGAGGAACGTGTCGATGCTGGCAGCAAGACCGAAACAGTAGGAAACACAACGTTCTTCGGGCAGATAGCCTATTTGATTGACACGCTGCATCTGAGTTATACAGAAGTGTTTGAGATTATCCCTTATCGGAATCTGCTGATGATGCAACGGGATAAATTACACGCAGTATATGGTGGTCAGAAGGTGAATAGAATCAGTGGTAAGGAATTGGCTAATCGTAGGAAAAAGAAATAGATATGGCGAAATTATATTTTAAGGTAGGTAGTGACTGGGAAGAAGTTGTAAGACTTCGTAATGAAATTGCAAAATTAAAGCAGGAGTTAATGAGCATGGATGGCACGCAATCTCCTGCTGCTTTCAAGGCTTTGAATGCCCAACTTACTGCATCCAACCAAAGATTGGATGAGTTGGTGACTAATGCAGCCAAAGCTGGAGCAGAGATGGAAACAGGATTCAAAAGGAAAATCTTCGATGCTTCTCAGGTAGTGAATGGATTCACAGAGAAGATTCTTGCTCAAAAAGCGGTAGTTAAGGATATTGAAGCGGATGTAAAACGACTTGGGGATGCTTATCGTATAGCATTGAAAAGGAATCCGTTATCAGCAAATAGCAAGTTAGAAGAATACAATGCTGCTAAGAAAGCTCTTGATGAAGAGAAAGCTGCATTGTTTGGGCTTACTCAGGAACAGGCAAATGCCCGACTGTCTGTAAAAAAACTCCGTGATGAATATGCACTTTATAAAAATGATGGAAAGCAGGTAGTAGAAACTAACAACGGTATAGCTATTTCTTGGAAAAAGGCGTTGGGAGTTATCGGAGGCACTGCTATGTTGAAATCTCTTATCTCAGATGTCACCCGTGTTAGGATAGAAATAGACTCTGTTAGCAAATCTTTTGAAGCATTGTTAAAATCAGAAAGTAAGGCTAAAGAGATGATTGGAGGGTTAAAAGAGCTTTCAATCAAAAGCGGATTGAATACCTATGGAGCAGCCCAAACGCTTCTTGGTTTTAATGTTGATGCAGAGAAGGTACTTCCAACATTGAAAAGTATCGGAGATATAACTATGGGGAACAATGAAAAGTTTTCCTCTATGACACTTGCTTTTGCCCAGATGTCTGCTGCCGGAAGATTAATGGGGCAAGATTTGAATCAGATGATTAATGCGGGATTTAACCCCTTACAAGTTATTTCTGAAAAAACAGGTAAATCCATTGCCGTCCTAAAAAAGGAAATGGAGCAAGGCGCCATTTCTTCCGAAATGGTTGCAGACGCTTTTGCGGCTGCAACATCTGAGGGTGGGCGTTTCTATAATATGCTTGAAAAGCAAAACACTGGAATCAGAGGTGAAAGAAACAAACAAAATGCAGTAATCAAAGAAAAATTAAATGAAATAGGCGAAGCTAATGAAGAACTTATAGCAGGTTCTTACCGCGCAACAACCTATCTAATACAAAACTATGAAACAGTTGGTAAGGTATTGGCTGGACTTGTTGTTACTTATGGTACATACCGAACCGCAGTGATGCTTGTTACCGCTGCTGAAAGCAAACATACCTTTGTGGAGATTGGACTTACCAATGCCCGTTTATTGGCACGAAAAGCGCAGTTAGCTTTAAACGCTGCAATGCTTACTAATCCTTATGTTTTGTTGGCTACCGCCGTTATTGGGCTTGATGCTGCAATGTGGGCTTTCCACGATTCGACAACCGCGGCAGAGAAAGCGCAAAAAAGATTTGACGAGCAAAAGAAACAGTCTATTAAAAAAGAGCAAGAACATAAACAAAGGCTTGAAGAATTGATTTCCACCCTTCAAAATGAATATACCTCTTCTATGGATAGGGTGAAGGCAATGGATGCAATAAAGAATGAATATCCTGCTCTCTTCCAAAAATACATAGATGAAAAAGGACATATTAGAGACTTGATAGCTTTATGGAAAGAATACAATGAGGAAGCTGGAAAAAGGAACGTAGAAGAGAATAAAATTAATTACAACAACTCTAAAAAACTAATTGATGAATACGAACAGGTTATCGGATTATGGAAAAGGTTCGGAGAAGACCCGAATTTTCATAAAAACAGCTTGAATGAATCAGAGAAACAACTTGCTGACAAATATAGGAATGAAACTTTATTTACTTTGAAATCAAAGATAGATGAAGAAAGAAATATTCTCATAGCTTATCAAAAAGAAGTCCGTTCTGATGAACTAGCTCAATGGCAACTTGATTTAAAGAAAAATACTGATGTTCAGATAAAGTCAGAACTGAATGAAATGAAGCGCCTTCAACAAGCAAGAAAGAATAATAAGTGGTATTCTTTGAATGTAGGCATTGGTTCTTTGAAAGGTGCGACTACTGAATCTGAATTGCAAAGTAGAATAGATATACTTGAATCGGAGTTAAAGTCACGTAAAACCTCAACCTACCAGCAAGACCTTGCGAAAGCCAAATCCGATTGGGAAAAAGCAAAGAAAGGTTATGAAGTATTACTTAAAGACCAACAAGCAACATCGGAACAGGTAAAAAAGGCCCGTGAAGATATGCTATCAAAAGAGAAAGCCTATAAAGATTTAGGTGGTATTACCGGAAGTTCTTTAATCAAGCAGGAAAATCAAGCCAAGAAAGAAGCCGAAAACCGACTTAAACAGCAAGAACAACTTGCCGAACAACTTCTTTCCATTCGTCGGAAAAACCAGCAGGATGAAGTCAACCTCATGGAGGATGGTACTGAGAAGAAGCTGGCTCAGATTGACTTGGACTATCAGAAAGAACTCGATGCGATAGACAAGCAGCGCAAAGAGTGGGAAAAGGCCCAAAATGGAAAACTGACCGATGAGCAGGAATCTGATTTGTCCGCTTGGGAAGAAAACGCTTACAAGTCATACGGGAAAGGGGTTAAAGATGCCAGTAAAGAGAAGTTGGAATCCGAACGTAAAGCATGGCAGGAATACTTCATTGAGTACGGAAACTATCAGGAGAAGCGCAAGAACCTTGTACAGAAATACAATGACGAGATAGCCAAACTGCAAACCGACAGCCCGGAGTACGCTTCCAAGGTAGCCCAAAAGAACAAGGCTCTTGAACAGCTTGATGAACAGTTCGGTCACTCCACAAAGGCGATGGCAGACCTCTTTGAAGATGCCAGCAATAAGTCCGTTTCCGCTATTCAGTCCATCATTGATAAGTATGAAACACTTGTCAAGTACATGTCTGGTACAAAGGAAAGTGACGGAACGAATGTTACACTTGATGAATTGAAAGCGCTCGGATTCACTGATAAGGACATTGAAAAGATAGAAAAGGGTGAAATCTCCATAAAGGACGTAACAGATGCAATCAGAGGGCTAAAGGATGAGCTGAAAGGCAAATCACCGTGGCAGGCTTTCGTCTCTGACTTGGAGAAAGGGATAGAAGCCATAAAAAAGGGTGGCAACGATTCCAAGAAAATCGGTCAAGGAATCACCGATACAGGAAATGCTGTGACGTCTTTTGCCCCTGCATTGAATGAGTTCGGCTCAAGTATCGCCGACATATTCGGATTTGACGATAGCAAGATAACAAGTGCCATTGATGCGCTTGGCGGCTTAGGACAAACGACATCCGGGTTCGGGCAAATCATGTCGGGTGATATTGTCGGAGGCGCAATGAGTGCGGTTTCTGGAATTTCCTCTGTAGTGTCCGCGTTGGACGGGATGTTCGGTGCCGATTATTCCCACTATAATGAGATGGTTGAGGAATATAACAAACTCAATGAGATATGGGATGAGCTGATAGACAAGAAACTGGAATATATCGGCATTTCCTACGGTATGGAAGCGGACAAGGTCGGAGAAGAGGCGCTTGGCCTTGTTGAAAAGCAGATTGAGGCATATCGCCTGCTGGGAAAAGAGCGTCTTAATTCCGGTGCATCTGCCGGTTCCCATTCCATTGGCAAGCGGATGGCAAAGAACACCTCGTCAAGCGACTGGCAGGACATTGCCGACGCACTCGACATGTCAGTCAATGCCGCCAAAGAGCTTATCGGGACCGGAAGAATGACCGGACTGTTTGACCTCACTGTTGAGCAATTGGAGAAACTTAAATCCGAAGCTCCTGCCTTCTGGGCGAAGATGGACGGTGACGTGCAAGAATATTTGAACGGCATTATAGATGGAGAGGAAAGGATTGAGGATATTCAGGACCAGATAAAAGAGCAGCTCACCCAAACAACCTTTGACGGTGTGTTCGACAGTTTTGTAGATACTCTCATGGATATGGACAGTTCCGCGAAAGACTTTTCTGACAGTTTCAGCGGATATATGCAGCGTGCCGTGCTTACCACAATGGTAGGCAACAAATTTACCGAGGACCTTCAAACGTGGTACGATGCCTTTGCCCGGGCCAATAAAGACCAGGAAGGCATTACCAAGGAGGAGATGGAGGCCCTTCGGGAGCAGTATGATGCAATCGCCGGTTCCGCACTTGCCGAACGTGACAAGCTTGCGGAAATTTTCGGCTGGACCAAAGAGGATAGCGACAGTAGCACGGATAATTATGAGAACTTCATCGGTAGCATGCAGGATTCTCTTACTTCCCTTGATGTGACAGCCAAGGATGTTTCTGACAATATCTATGATTACTTCCGTCAGGCAATGATAAAGGCTTTGTACGAGAAAGAATACAAGGGCAGGATGGAAGAGTTGTACAAGACTTTTGAAGAACTTTCCAAAGACGGATTGTCCGAGAGTGACATGGTACAGCTCGGTTCTCAGGTTGACCGATACATTGAGCAGATGATGAAAGGTGTTGAGGGTGTGAACAGCATCTTCACAGACAAACTGAAGGACGCCGAAGACCTGCAGTCGTTTGTTGATAACGTCAAGTCTGCCATGTCTTCCATCGAAGCCACCGCCGAAGACATAACAGACAATATCTTCGAGTACATCCGTCAACAAATGGTTGAGAAGATGTTTGCCGATACCTTCCAACCACAGATAGAAGAGTTTTATAAACGGGTTCAGAAAGCCATGTCTGACGGCGATATAACCGATGCTGAACGTAATACACTGAGAAGCGAAGCTGAAAAGTTGGCTAATGACATCGTAGCCGCCAAAGACATTCTTTCTGATACTCTTGGCATTACCGAGAGTAACATGAAGAAGGAACTTGAAGAGGAATTCAAGTCCTTCTCCGATGACATATTGAACTCTCTTACCAATGCCGAGGTAACAGCCGAAGCCGTTGCCAAGAATATCTCCGAATCCATGCGCAAGGAACTTATCGAATCCATGTATATCGAGCAATATGAACCACGTATCAAAGCTATCTGGGAGAAATGGAAGGAATACTCGGAGGATGGACTTGTAACCGATGAAGAACGTGCCAATATCAAGAATGACATTGACGAATTGAGCAAGGAGGTCGCCGATGCTGCCGGGGAAATCAGTGGCGCGTGGAAAGACTCTGGAGAGGAGGTAAGGAAAGCGTTCAACTCTTTCTCCGACAGTATCAAGAGTGTGCTCTATGACGCAGAAGCTACCGCCGAGGACATAGCCGACAATATCTATCAATATATGCGCAATGCCTTGGTGGATTCCATGTTTACTGCCCAGCTCCAGCCTCAGATTCAGGCCTGGTATGACAAATATACCGAATTTATGAAAGACGGTGCCATTGATACGGCCGAGCGCAAGACTCTGGACGAGATGATAGCCGAAATTCAGAAAGCCGGTGTCGACATTGTGGATGCGGCTAACAAGCTTTTCCCCACTCTTGATACGGGAGCCATCAACCGTGCGGAAGAAGCCGCCCAGGAAGCGGAGAACGCCCGTAATGAAGCTGAGCAGGAATGGGAGTCGTTCTCTGATGGTATTCTGAATTCCTTGTACGATATAGAGGCCACAGCGGAGGATATTTCCGATGACATGAGCGAATACATGCGCAAGGCTTTGATTAAGGCCATGTATGTGGAGAACTTCAAACCGCAGATGCAGAAGTGGTACAATGAGTGGAAAAAGGCCATGGGAGATGACGACCTGACTTCCGAAGAAAAGCAGCTCCTCGACTCCATGAAACAGACGATGGTTGACGACATGAAGAAAGAAGTTGATGCCATCAACCAGTTCTTTGGAACCATGTTTTTACAGCAGGCGAGTAGTAAGGGTTTTGAAGCCATGTCACAAGATACCGGCGAAGAACTTAACGGACGTTTTACAGCTTTGCAGGTTGCCGGGGAAGAAATAAAGAACCAGTCCATTCAACAGACCGGTTTACTTTCATCCATCAATGGCAAACTTTCATTGCTCAATCTTAGAAGTGGGGATGTCCCAGCTTTGTTATCTGGAACTCCTAATTTCGCAGATAGAGCCAAAGAGACAATAGCGAGCGGCTATCAGTCGCAGGTACATATTGTTTTCCCGACAGAGGACATAAAGGCATTGACCGATAGAGTCTCCAATATGGAAAGAATCGTAGATGAAATGAGAACATTCCAAGTAGAAGGTAACATGGACCGTAGAGATATACTTGAAAACTCTGTTATTCTTGCCAAGAATAGTCCGCGAATACTCGATAATACAAATGATATCAAGCAGGATATAAAGAATCTATAATAGTTATGGCAGAATTAATAATAAACGGAAGAGAAGCCCTAAAAGAGTGGGGTGTTAGAATGGGAGATAACTTTCTTGATGTACTGGGAGCACCGGTACCTCTGAAAGAGTTTATAGAGAATAAATCACGCTTGGAACATGGGAAACAAGTTCTTATGGATAACCCCAAGCTTGATGAGCGTGAGTTAACTCTTGTTTTTACAGTAGAAGGTGATTCTCCTGCCGATTATCAGGCAAAGAAAACAGCTTTTTATGAAGAACTTTACAAAGGTAAAATTGATATTCAGATTCCTGAGAACAATAGTGATATTTATCATTTGCTGTATTTAGGAAAGAGCGTTTCTTATGCCCAAAGCTTAGACCGGACATTTGGGAAAATATCAGCCAAATTCTGTGAGTATAATCCATCTAACCGTGTTGTAGGCTAGAAATTTACGACATTAAATTCATTGTCGTGTATGGAAGCTCTAATTTTTAGGGCTTCTTTTTTTTATGTCCGACCTTTGTTTACATGATAGATATTAAGGACATACAAGGCAATACCCGCTTTTCAACTGGTATCAATTCCGGTGCAAAAGGCAAGTTCTCTTTAATGAAAGAGGACTATGTCGTACTACCTTTTAATACTCTGTCCCCAGTCGATTTCCAAGTAGGTGATTACGTTGACCTGCGTGGGGTACTCGATGCCTCCATGGGCGGTAAATTGGCAAAAATCTATCAGATTGTAGATATTCCCTATCCGACCTACAAGAACGGAGGCTACTCCTATGAACTTCGTTTTGACGCTTACTATTTCAAGTGGAAAACAAAGATATTCAAGTACACCCCGGAGTACAGAGGACAGGAAGCGTCCTGGTCCCTTACCGCTTCACTGGATGTCCAGATGGGTGTATTCCTTCGCAATTTGAAAGCTCTTGGTTATAAATATGAGGGAAAAGACTTCGTGTTCTCCATTGACGATAGTGTCGAGAACTCCTCCAAATTGATGACCTATGACAATACCAACCTCATTGATGCTATGTTCAGCATGGCTGATAACTGGGGTTGTGATTGTTGGGTAACGGACCATGTCATCAACTTCGGACGCTGTGAGTTCTCCGACGCTGTTAAGATTGAACTTGGCAAGGAAGCCAAGGACATGAGCCGGAGTGACAGCAAGGGTACTTATGCCACAAGAATCTATGCGTTCGGTTCAACAAGAAACATCCCTACCAACTATCGCCCGGTAGACCGGACCACTGTTGTCAACGGTATCGTCCAGAAGCGCCTTATGCTTCCGGCAGGCACTCCATACGTGGATGCCCACGAGGGCTTGACCGATTTGGAAGCCATTGAAGCCGTTGTTGTATTCGACGACGTCTATCCCAAACGGGTGGGTGAAATCACCGGTGTAAGCTCTTATGAGAGCGAGGTAGATAATGAAGATGGTACAAAGACAAAAGCTACCTTCTACCGGTTCAAGGATTCAGGCATCAACTTCTCGAAGGAATACATCCTTGAAGGACATGAACTCAAAATCAGGTTCGAATCCGGCAAGCTCAACGGCATGGAGTTCGGTGCTGCCTTTAACCCTCTTGGTCTGACTGAGAAGAACGACGACGGCACATGGAATCCTGACGCCCAGCTTTGGGAGATTATCCGTAACGAGGACTACGGTAGACCCCTGCCGGATGAAGTGTTGTTTCCCGAAAAAGGTGACAGATATGTGCTGTCCGGCTGGAATGTCGGGAAGATAACTGAACTTGGGTTGGTGGCTGCTGCCGAAGAGGAACTGCTTGCCACTGCAAAGAAGTACGTGGCAAAGACCTGCATCGACGACGGCACCTATACGGCTACGCTCAACTCCATCTGGGTACACAAAGACCAAATAAATCACAGCTTTGACATAGGACAGCGCATCAACCTTGTCAATCCTGCCTACTTCAAGGACGGGCGCTTGTCCCGTGTCATCGGCTTTGAAATCAACCTCGACAAGCCTTACGATTCCCCGCAGTATACGATTGGCGAAAGCACCGCCTATTCCCGCCTTTCCGATATTGAAACGCAAGTCGAAGAGTTGACTTTTAAGGGACAGACCTTCACCGGTTCGGGAGGAAGCAACATCTATGTCATCAAGACCAACGACGCTACGGCCGCAAGCAACTTCAATGTATTCTCTGCTTTACGTACCCTAAGAATGTTCTTGAGAAAGGATGCAAGCGACGTAGCGGAGGAGGTTATCACATTCTTAAAAGGCCTTTTGATTGGCAAGAATGGCAGTGGTATTACCGTCCGTGAAGACGGTACTTCCCAAGCTGTCGTTGACCGTCTGTATGTGAAGATAAAGGCCGTCTTTGAAGAACTGCAGGTTAAGAAAGCCACCCATGTAGGCGGTGAACAGACAATCACCCATGCCGGTATGAAGTGCATCCGCGTGGAGGAACTGGAAGATGCCTACCGCTGCTATTTCCTTGCCGAGCAGGAAGGTGAAGCGATAGCAAACGAATTTAGTGTAGGCTCGCTGGCGCAAGCAAAGGAGTGCAACATCGTCGAAGGGACTACCCTGAACGCCTCCAACCGCTACTATTGGCGTGAGGTCATGGCTGTGGGACGTGACTATATTGACTTATCCAAGGCCATCTGTGATGAAGGTAGTGATATCCCCCAAGCAGGTGACGATATTATAGGATTGGGCCACCGTACAGATGTAGACCTTCAAAGCGCAATCGTGCTATCGTCTACCAACGAGACATCCCCGTCTATAATTTTCTACACCGGCATTGACGACTTCAACCTAACGGGGAAAGATGTAATCTCCTTCGGTGTTGACAAATCCACCGGGCATGCCTACATGAAAGTGTACGGTACTTCCTATATCGGCGCCCGTGATGAGAGCACTTACATCAAGTACACACCGGAAGGTGGCGTAGAAATCAAGGGGCGATTCCTTACTATGGCCGGTGAGGACATCCTGACAATGTTCACTGTCATTGAAGGACTTATCAAGTCTGAAATCTCATCCGTGCGTGATGAAATCAATGCCCTGAACAATTACCTTAACAATGCGTCTTTTGCCGCTGATATGCAGTACTGGACCGGTAGCAGCAACATACGCATCTTCCGAGTTGACGGCCGGCTGCTGTATTTCAACAGTAACTTCTATGCGAACAAGGAATCTTTCGCTAATATAGTAAGCGAACGCGCAAAGAATGTGCTGCGCCTTAAGAACAGCTATATCGAGCAGGTCAATTCAGACTTTTACCGCCATCCGGATTTCGAGACCTTCGACGGGCTCAAGCGCCCCCGGCAGTTCACTATCTCTTTCAAGTATCTTGTGAAACGTCCCGGCACTCTTGCCTTCCATTTCAAGGACGAGAAGGAAGAAGGCTTCGAGGAATACACCCCGATTTCCTTTTCTAAGGACCTATATCCCGGTACCGAATTCAAACAGATGGAGATAACTGGCAAGTGGAACGGTACCGGTAATTTCTATATGTCTTTTACCGGTGACATGTACTTGTATGCACTGACACTAACCGATGATGCTCTTGCCGACCTGCGCGAGGAGTTCAACATGCGTTTCGAACTCACAGACAAGAAGATTCAGGCGAACCTTGATGAAATCAGAAATACGGCTGACAACTTTGAATATTATCACAGTGAATTCCTGCTGACTGCGCGTAATCTTGAAGTGAAGTTCACAGAAGACCTGCAGGATGCTGAGAGCCGCATAACGCAAGAATACGCCTCCGCTATCAACTTGTCCGCCCGTGGCCTGAAAGCAGAATTCACGTCCGGTCTTGCAGACCTTGAGACGGGAATCACCGAAGCATATAAGTCTGCCATCGGCATATCGGCCCGCGAGCTTCGTACAGACTTCAGTGCGTCCGTCTCTGACCTGGATGGCAGGATGTCCGCCCATGCAGGCGGCTTCCATGTGACGGCCGAGAAGATAGAAAGCATGGTGAGTGCCACAAACAGCCTGAAGGGTACCGTGGAACAGCATACCTCAGCCATTAGCCAGACGGCTAGCCGTATAGACCAGTTCGTGCAGAAGATAACCTTCGATTCCAAAGGTAACATTACCAATATCGACAAAGCCGGTTTAGTGACGGAGAGCAATATCGCCACCATGTTTGCGGAAAAGGTCGACCCCAACGGTGATATCGTCAGGCGTGCTCAAATCAGCGCGTTCATCACCGAAGGCGAAGCGGGCAGGCTGATATCCAATGCTACAATCGAGGCTGACCGGATAAACTTTACGGGAAAGACCATCATCAACGGCAGTTTCGTGGTCGATACAAACGGGCGTGTGACGATGAACGACATCACGGCAAACAACCTGACTCTAAAGGGCAGCATAACGGGCACGGATGCTACGCTGAACGGCATTACAGCTAATAATCTGACATTAAAAGGCAATATCTCAGGTATTGACGCCATCCTGAACGACATTACTGCCAATAACCTTACGTTGAAGGGCAACATTACCGGGGCGGGGGCTACACTGAATGATATCACCGCCAATAATCTTACCTTGAAAGGGAGTATAACGGGCAGGGATGCTGTCTTGAACGATATCACCGCGAATAACCTTACCCTGAAAGGTACCATATCCGGTGCCAATGCCACGCTTAACGATATCACAGCCAATAATCTTACGTTGAAAGGAAATATTTCCGGTGCCAACGCCATATTGAACGGCATCACCGTAAACGGAAAGATAAACGCCTCCAGCGGCCGGATAGGTGACTATCTGTATCTGCATGGTAACGGTATATCCACCAACTCGAGAGCGTTCGTGACCGACCTTACAGATAGCACTACGCAGTTCGAACTCAGCAAGAGCTACTATCTGCATGCGATAGCGTCGGACGGAGGAGCCAATAGCATCCTGATAAGGCCCTACCAGACTATGGAAGCGGGCACAGTCAAAGGGGTGGTAACCATCTCTGCAACCATTCCGGGGCGCAATAGGGCCATACACGTATCTTCCGGCGAGAGCTATTTCGGTGGTGATGTGATAGTGGGGAAGATGTATGCTCCGTCCTCCGGGACTCTGGAAATTGCCGGGCCGCTGAAGACGCAAGGTGTATACCGGAATACTGACGTGATACTCTCTTCGGTTACAAGGTACAGCATTAAGGCGACCGACCACACACTGCTTTTTTACGGCAACTGTACTATATCCCTTCCGTCCTCTTCTGACGGGCATGAGATATGGATAATGCCGAACGGGAATACCATCAGTTTTCCTTCCGGTACGTTCGCGAACTCTTCCAGGACGAATATCAACGGGCGTGAATGGCATGTGATAAAACGGGTTTTGGGGAATTGGTATCTGTCATGGATGAGTATATAGAATAATTAAAATAGAAAGTATGAAAATCAACTTTAAGAAAATCGAGGCCCAGACCTCATTCGAAGGCGCCAAGCAGACCTTCGACGTAGCCGAAACGGTCGGCAATGAAATGATGTACAACGGAAGTATCCTTCTGGATATAGGCTTTGAAGACTTGGCACGGGAAATCTACTACTCGAAAGATGCGGTGGAAATCCCGGAACAGTATTGCAAGGCTCTTGAACTTGTGGTGAAGAACTCACGGCTCATAGCTGCCGTGAAACGTGCGGTAATTAACCAACTGAACGTCATCCAGCCATCTTAAATCAATTCTGAAAATTATGGTATTGGAATCAAATCAGTTCAACCAGCTTGTAGAGGAGGTGAAGAAAGCCCTTCTTGTCGGCTCCCAAGGTGTGGGCGATGTGGAGATTGTCGATTCGCTGGCCGATATCGTGAGCCTGCCCGCCCTCCGTCTTGCCGGTATGGAAGAATCGGTGGTCGAGGCACCGCTTGAGTTGCTGTCTGCCCCTGCTGAGGAAGCTGCTGAGGAAGTGCGCAAAGCCGAAGCGGAGCGTGTCATAGTGGAGAACGCACGCAAGGAAGCTGAGAAATCCCGTGAAACGGCTGAGACAAAGCGTGCTTCATCTGAAAGTACCCGCGCATCTGCTGAAACTACGCGTATCAATGCCGAAAAGGAACGTGTGACAGCCGAAGGTCTCAGGAAAACGGCAGAGACAGAGCGAGGCAAAGCTGAAGCGGTCCGACAGACGTCTGAGACCGGACGGGCAACTGCCGAAACCGGCCGTGTTACTGCCGAAGGTAAACGTGTCAGCGCCGAGGAGGAACGTAAAAATGCTGAGACAGTGCGGGCCAACGCAGAGTCAACCCGACAGACAGCCGAAACGGGTCGTGTCAATGCTGAAACCGGTCGTGCTACAGCAGAAGGTAAGCGCGTTACTGCTGAGAATGCCCGAAGCACTGCTGAGGATACACGTAATAGTGCGGAAACTAACCGCCAAACAGCCGAAACCGGACGCGTAAATGCTGAAAGTGGCCGTGTAAATGCTGAAAGTACCCGTGTCACTGAATTTGCTGCCCTCAAGCAGGAATCGGAGACGGCTACTGCGAATGCTACTGATACGGCAGAACATCCTACCTACATCGGTGCAGACCACTATGTATACCAATGGGATAAGAGCGCTAAAGAATACGTTAAGACGGATATCTATGTGAAAGGCAAGCCGGGAGATACATTCACCCTTCTTGGACGTTACGATACGCTTGATGCCTTAAAGACTGCTGTACCTGACGGGTCAAACATCACTGGTTTCTATTCCGTTGGAACTGCATTGCCTTATACATATTATGCCTGGTATAACGGTGATTGGCAAAGTCAAGGACAATTACAAGGTCCAAAGGGCGATAAAGGCGAGAAGGGGGATACGGGAGCGCAAGGTCCTCAAGGCGTACAAGGTCCACAGGGCATGAAAGGTGATACCGGTGCCACAGGACCGCAAGGAGTAAAAGGTGATACTGGTGCTACCGGTCCTGCTGGTGCAAAAGGCGCCACTGGTGCACAAGGAATACAAGGTCCAAAGGGCGATAAAGGAGACAAAGGTGATACGGGTGCAAAAGGCGCTACCGGTGCTACTGGTGCCACGGGTGCAGCAGGTGCAAGTGCCAGTATTACCGGTGCTACTGCTACGGTTGACGCCAACATCGGTACGCCCTCCGTGACCGTTTCTCTCGGTGGTACCGCATTGGCCAGAACCTTTTCCTTTGCTTTCAAGAACCTGAAGGGTGCTACCGGAGCTACTGGACCTAAAGGGGCGACTGGTGCGCAAGGACCACAAGGGCCGCAAGGTGTCGGTGACCCGACAGTCACCGGTGCGAATACGGTCACGACACTGGCCTCCCTGCCAATTTCCAAGAGAAGTATCACTGCAAGGTTGGGTTCTGCCACGAACATCAGCCTTGCTTCCGGAATGTCAGTGGGCAATGACTTGTATATCCGCTGCGTCGCATCGGCGGCATTCACACAGCCGATACCCAATACCGGCGCGTTCACTTCGATGTCCGGTACTTCAATCAGTGTTTCCGCTGGAGATATCTTTGAGATTAGTATCTGGTGCTATGCCGCTGGCGCCTATTCAATATCCGTAAAAACAAGGGACTAAGGTTTATGAGTGTATTAAAAAGACGAAGCAATAATATAAAGGACGGTCAGTATGTGATTGCATTCTCCGACAGTAGAGCCTTAATAGATATTTCCAAGGATTGTGGAATGACATGGACCAGAAGACAACCTTCCGACCTTCCTAATGTAAACGAATACTTTTTCAGCAACGATAGAACGAGGATTGCCATGTCCGGAGACGGCAGGCATATCTATTGCTCGTGCTATATGGCAAATGTGGGATTATTGCGTTCTACGGATTTTCTGGAGACGGCAGAACCTTTCAAGCCTGATAATTGCTATTCCGTATACTCGATAGCCTGCAACGGCAGGGGGAATCTGGTCGCTGTTGTGTGTCAGAATAGCAATAACAAATATGATTTGATGCTTTCCGGGGATTATGGGAAGACATGGCGGGTCTCCAATGGATTAAAAGACAATACCGTGCCTCTCATGGGGGTGGAAATGTCCCATTCCGGCAGATACGTAGTGGCATATGCGTCAAATTCTCCCTATTATACTACCCATGAGCTGTTTATATCTTCCGATTATGGAGAAACTTTCAGCAGTGAAATATTCAGGGGGCCTATCACAAAGATTGCCATTTCCGGTGACGGCAAATACATGTTGTGTTGCTGCAACAGGGAGAGTTCATCAAAGTTATACTATGCCTATTATTCCGGGGATTATGGGAAGACGTGGACTAAAATTACCGATTCGAGTTTCTCTGCCCGTACATTGGCCATATCCTATGACGGGAAATATATGGTTATAGAGGGAGGGTACTCTTATTCCGGTGCACGTATATCCGCCGATTACGGAAAAACCTGGGCATTGAAGCATTCCGTTATTGGCAATAGCTTTGCTTTGGGGCTTTCGTCTGACGGAAAGTATGCGATAGCACAGGAAAGTTCTTCTCCGTATCGTATGTTCAAATCTTCGGATTATCTGGGCTCATTTACTGAAATAAATACGGCACCGCTTACATCAGGTATTAGAGCGAATTACCGATTTATCATAATGAATAAAAATAGGCTTTAACAATAATGCAATATATACATATTTATTCAGAGGAGAAAGTTGTCCGTCTTGATTTTGAACTGGACGGAAACTATGAAGTGGGTACAACCTATGAGGATTACCTGAATGGAGCCTGGGTACCGTTGAATGTGGAACAAAAAACATTTTATGAAACCCATCCGGCAGCGTCTGCAAAGGAAATTCTTGAATGTGAATTAATCCCTCCCTATGAGCCGACTTTGGAGGGTGTGAAGAGCGCGAAGGTCAATGAAATTGCTGTTTACGACGGGTCCGATGCCGTGAATTCCTTTACGCTTGGCGGCAAGCGGATGTGGCTTGACAAGGATACGCGGGTAGGACTGGCAAACTCAATCACTATCGAGCAGGCTGCGGGCAAGGAGACAACCGTGCTGTGGTATGATACCGTGAAGTATGTAATCCCCATTCCTCTTGCCTTGCAGATGCTGGCCGCACTGGAACTGTATGCCCTGGAATGCTATAATGCCACGCAGGAACATCTGGCCGCGGTTATGGGACTTGCTACGAAAGAGGAGGTCGGAGCGTATGATTACACTTCCGGTTATCCTGAAAAATTAGTGTTCAACCTTTAAATTGATGGCTTATGATTTACTTATATTTTATGTCGCTGTTTTTGCTCACTATGTACATAATGTATGCGGTGAGAGTGTGCGGAGTGCCTTGGAGCTTGTCTGATACCTACTATCAGTTGAAGAAGCGGAATCGTCCGGCATGGCTGTTCCAGATAGCTATGATTGTTCCTGCCATGCTGCTTATGCCGGTGTGGATTGAATGCTCATCGGAGAACCTGCAATGTTTGGCATTTCTTGCTTGCGGTGGGCTGATGTTCGTCGGGACAGCCCCGCTGTTCAAGGAGGAATTTCAGAGCAAAGTACATTATGCAGGGACAGTAATAGCCGGATTAGCTACAATTCTTTGGGTTTGTCTCTCCGGTATGTGGTACTTGCCTGCGGTTGCTTTCCCGATAGCCGTTGTTATCATGTTGAGATACCGGAAATGGCTGTTCTGGGCGGAGATGGCAGCGTTTGCTTGTGCTTATGTGGGGGTGCTTATAATTTGTATCGATTGTTAAACCGGGAGAAATGGAAATGAATGATTGGATTATGTTGGTGACCGCACTCGGTGGCATCGAGGGCATCAAGCAGCTTGTTAAGTGGTGGATGTCGCGCAAGACCAATGCGCGTATTGAGGATGCCCATGCGGATGTTGAGGAGTTCAAGGCTTTACGGGAGTACAACGAGTTCCTGCAGAAGCAGCTTTCGGAGAAGGAACAGCGGTTTGTGGAGCAGACTGACCGGCTCCGTAAGGTGCAGGATGAATTGTTTACACTGAAGGAGACTAATTCTGACCTGAAACTGGAACTGGCGCTTAAACGGTGTGAGAGGAAGAAATGCGGTGACAGAGAACCGCAAAACGGCTACTGATTCGCGGAAAGGAAGGTGTTTCACAACGACTCCCTTTCCCTTAATACTACACAACTTAAAGTTTAAACAAAGGCGTTTGCAAATATATTGTATTTTTATGTAAAACCAAAAATCAAGGAGGAAAATAAGAATGGTGAATGTGTATAAATTAGCGCCGTGGATTCTCAAATGGGAAGGCGGTTTCGTGAATGACCCGGCAGACCTTGGAGGTGCTACGAATATGGGTGTGACTATCGGTACGTGGAAGTCATGCGGCTATGACAAGGACGGTGACGGTGATATAGACGTGGATGACTTGCATCTGCTTACCCGTGAGGATGTCGTTAACCGGGTGCTCAAGCCACATTATTGGGACAGATGGAAAGCTGACGAGATTAAATCGCAATCAGTTGCTAATATATTGGTTGATTGGGTGTGGGCATCCGGTGCACACGGAATAAAGATACCTCAACGCTTGCTTGGTGTTACTGTGGATGGAATAGTAGGTCCTAAGACACTCGCTGCGGTGAATGCCAGGAACCCGCGTGAGTTGTTCGACATGATTAAGATTGCACGGTTCGATTTCATCGAGGATATATGCCGCTCTCGTCCGGCGAACAATAAATTCAAACGGGGGTGGATGAATCGGATTAACGATTTAAGGTTTGAGGAATGAAAAAGTTACTGTGGATATTGGTTGTATTGCTGGCAATTGCTTGTGTGGCGGCTTGGTTTCGTCCGCACGAGCCTTTGTCGGCAGAAATACGTACCGAGACGAAGATAAAGACGGTTGTCAAGGTAGATACGATGCTTATCTCTGCACCGATGGCTGTGTTCTGGCGTTTCGTGCCGGATGATACGACACGGATAGGTGATACCTTGCTTCATCGTAAGCAAGTGGTATATAGAGACAGCTCGTATCAGGCTGTGGTGAGCGGATATGTAGACCCTCGGCTGGATAGTTTACAGATATTTCCTAAGACGGTGTATCAGACGGTGACGAATGATATATACCATCCAGTCGCCATCAAGTCGAAGAAGAAGCGGTGGGGCTTTGGTTTGCAGGCTGGGTATGGCTATCCGAGTGGAATGTATGTAGGTGTAGGGGTAAGCTGCAACTTATTCATGTGGTAATTGGAATGTGGGAAAAACAAAAACAGAATGTTCTGTTAAGATATTTTTTGGTGAATCTTTGTTTTCTGCACTAAAATACGTATTTTAGTGCCGCCAAATAAATATATCTTAAAAATGAATCCCTTTTCATTGTGTAATCCGTAAAATCGGATTAAGGTTGTAGATAAACCTTTTGGCACGCAGTGATAAGGGATTCGCCATTTCTAATAAGTATGAAAACAACAATAGAAGCTTACACTATTACTGTAAGAAGAAAAAGAGAAAAGGACCCTTTGTTATTTTCTGATTCTCCTGATATTTATGATTTAATGGCTCATGACAATGTTAGTTTCATTAAATATATAGATAAGAATATTACAGGAGATCTTCCTGCGGAAAAAATGACAGTAAGAATTCCTCCTAAAGACCATAGTCATAATGATAAAAAGAGATATCTATGTGGCATTATTGAGACTGGATACTATGGGAAAGAGTATGAGGCAGTAGACAAAGATGACCCAAAAGATGAAACGAAAAAGATTCTTTTAGGTAAAAGCAAAGCAATACTTAAGCCTTTTTTTTATTATATTCAGATTCCGCGAAAGGGCAATAAGGCTTTGTTAATATTGGAACGTGTAGATAATAATGGTATCTATCCTTTACTTCGAAGTATTTTAATTTCATTTTTTAATTATCATTTTCAGGTTGAAGATTTATATATAATTGATAGGAATGCTGTCGTATTGACATCGTATTTAAAAAAGTTGAAAGAGGGTAGGTATAACTCTTTATCCTTATCTGCCAATTCTATACATACAGACGCTGCTGAACGATATTTTGGAGGATTAAATTCTGAAGATTTTACGATAGAATTGACGATGAAGTTTAAGAATGGTATGGGGGAAATAAAAGAAAAAAAAGTTAAGGAAATGATTAATTCAGGAAAATTTCTTTTTGATTCTCCAGATTTAAATGCTATATTTGAAGACTCGACGAAGAAAGTTACTGCGAGTATTGCAGGTGGAAAAACTAGAACCTTGTATTTAGGTAATGAGAATAAGAATATCATTCATCCTTATTATGAAATCGAGGTAAAGGATAATGAAAAAGGTTTTTCAGATTATTCTTCAATCAAGAAAGCTACCAAATTGTTTATTACTAATAATACAGAATTTAAGGTGTTTGAATAAATGAGGTTTACTTTTATAAACATAAGAGATATCCTTCAAAAGCAAAATGAAATACTGAAGGTGGATTCTAATAATAAATGGATTTTCATAAGATTCCCTTTATTATTAGGTTTTCTCTGCAGTATACTATTCTATAGTGATACTAAAAGTATTTTAGGTATTCTTACTCTTTTCTTATCTATATTTATTCCTATATTTATTAGTTTGTTGGCAACATTAATTTCATTCGTAATGAATAAAATTAAAACTCGTCATAATAAGGAAAGAATACCATTAATAAAGGAAACCTTTTATAATATATGTTACCTTATCCCCATATCTTTATTCCTGTTGGTTCTATCATTATTGATGAGTTTAAGTATAGGAGATAGATGTGTGCTTTATCAGTACAATTTTATATCCCCCATATGTGGTACTGTCTTTTCTATAGAGATTACAGTTCATTTTATTTATTTGTTAATTTTCGGTGTATTATTCTATGGTGGAATTATTCATTTGATTATGAATATACTCATGGTGACTAAACGAATCTTTAAATTATTTGATAAAGAGATAGATTTATTGACTAATCCAGAAAACAATTTTGTGTCTGACAGTAAAGAAGATATTTCTTCAGAAAGTGAGGACGGAGAGGTTTCTGATATAATTGACGATTAATAAATTCACGAAGCTTTAATCGTATATATGCCCCGGCTTCCGTCGGGGCTTTTTATACAAGAAATGATTAGTTAAAAGTATTCCAGTGCCTACTTTCTTTTATATCTAAGTTGATACAAACTCAAATATGATTATCTGAAAGTAAGAACAAATAATAATAGTATTAGATATGAAACAAAGAAGAAATAGGTCTGAGTCCAACTATAAACGTGCAAAGATTAATTCGTGGTGCAGGCTTTTAGAAAAGGATTTTGATTGGGATTATACGTTTTTATTGGAAATAGAGCGCAAGAAAATAATAGAAATGTATGAATACTTTAAAAAGTGTACGCGTTCGGATAAAATGCCTATAGTGGCAAGAGACTTGCAACTTTGTATTGGCCTATTGGATATTGTGCTCGAAAAAGATAATTTGCAGTTGGAATTTTCAGGAATGAAGACTATGCGTAGAGATGACGGTATGTATGAAATGGTAGAAAGTCCGCATATAATAGCTTGTAGGAATCTATACATTAACACTAAAAATGCATCAAGGTTCTGCCTATTTAATTTCCCGACAGATGATTATGATATTGAAATTATTCATAAAGAGGAATTGAGAAGATATAAGGCGTGGTATCTATATAATAAAATCAGAACTTACAAGTTGTTTTCTTGGTGGGATTAGGTAATAGGCATCCATCATTCTTACATCGTAAGGTTTTGATAGGTAAAGCAGTCCAATAAGCGACCTTTTTTCTTTGGCTTCTCTCTGCTATGATTTATCTTTGCAACAAAAAAATATGGCATACAATTATGACGAAGAAAGCGTGAATGCCTTAATGAAATGGGCTGAGAACGCACTATTACCCAAAGAGGTGACATTAAGTGAGGCAGAACATATCTTTGACACCTCTCTGTATGTTAATGCGAATATCTGCGATATTAAGCAGCATTATCCGGATGCTTTCTATAATCTGGCCATTGATAGATTATATCGGTTGAAGGAATTTATTGAGTCAAACAATTAGCTATATAGAAATGACCTCTCCTATTTTAGATATAGAAAAAAGTAGCGTTGACAAATATTTGAGTAATATGGTTCAAGACTCAAATCATCGTTTTAAATCATGGGAATATTGCTATACGGTATTCGGTAATTCAGATTCAGTAGATTATTTATCTCTTCACCTTGCTTTTTATTTAGCGAGTTGGGGAATGTATAGAGGTAGTTGTGGAATACTTTGGAAAGATTATACGATTCATATGGATGCCGTAAACATAATAAGGAAATTTCATTCCCTAAGAAAAGAATGGTTTACAATGGATGATGTTTCTCAAATAATGGAGTTGTACAATGCGCTCAAGGATTACTACAGTAAAATCACATATTATAAACCGGAAAATAAGACTTCATCCTTAAACCTTGCTGCGACAGATACTCTGATTACTAAAATCATGTTAGGAACCATTGGCTGTGTTCCTGCATTGGATGACTTGTTTAAGCGGGCATTTCATTGTCAAGGCAAGCAGTTTGACGAAGAATTATTAAAGCGGATAATTGATTGTTCTCAGAGCAATAAAGATACAATACAGCAATGCCAAAGATATATTTCTGAAAGACTTCACTACCGCTATCCATCAATGAAAGTTGTAGATATGTGTTTTTGGCAAAAGGGATTCGATGATTTAAAAAACAGAGTAACCAAGAATGGCAAAATTAGATGAGGTTTTAAAATTAGTGAGATTATACGAAGAGAAGTATCGTCACCCAAGTCTTACACGTTTTTCAGTTAGTGACAAGTATGATTTGTTTCCTGGGAAAGAGAATATGGAAAACTGCTGGCTCCAATGCTACCATATGCCGATAGGCCTGGAGTCTATTTGATAATGGACGATAAGGATAATGTGTTATATATAGGTAAATCATCCGTTGCCATTGGCATTTGTTATGATGGTGAAGGGAAATGTCGGGTTAGAAACCCTTATTGGAGCACGTCACCTAAATATATTGTAGCTATTGCGGTTCCATTTGATTCGGCTTTTGAATGTGCTGCTTTAGAAGAATTCTTATTAGCCAACGTGCAGACGACTGATAATTCCATTTTTCAAAAATAAAAATGAATATGACTTTTGTTGAATAAAGCATGATTCTTTAATATTATGGCAGAACTCAAATATACGTATGCTCTTGATAAGAATGAAAATTGCATTGGTATTGAAAATGCTCAGAAAGGAATAGAATATCGATGTCCTCATTGCAAAGGAGAAATGGTTGTAAAAGAAGGTTCTATTAAAGTAAAGCATTATGCTCATAAGATAAGACCGCAAAACTGTAGCTATGAAACTTATCTTCATGCTCTTGCCAAGAAAAGATTTGAAGAGTGGTTTAATTCAGATGGTGCATTAAATATCTCTTTTAGAACAAAAGATAGATGCTCTAATTTTGAACATTGTCTATGGAATCATGATGACTATACTTCTTATTATTGTGAGAAAGAATCGAGCCGATCTTTTAACTTAAAGAATTATTACAATGTAATTACTCGAGAAAAAACATATAAAGGTTTCCGGGCTGATTTATTTCTTTCTGATTCTGAAAATAGACATGAGCCTATTTTTATTGAGATTTTAGTTTCACATCAATGTGAGAAGGAGAAGATAGAATCTGGGATGCGTATTATTGAAGTTGCTCTAAGCTCTGAATATGAATTAGACGATATTATAAGAAATGGAATGATTTCAGAAGATGAGACAACAATGTTTTATAATTTTAGGCGTAAAGATGGGATTACTAGAACATGTGGGATGCAACTCAATAAATTCGTATTATTAGAATCAATGAAAGGTTTATATAAGCGTATTAGTTGTAATGAATATACCCATCGATATTCATCTGCTATATTTGAGATTACATTCGATTATTATACTAATCGTACTATAGATCCTTTGACTTTTGGTTGGGTAATTGCCTATAAAAATTATGAAAATGTGAGAAATTGTTTCTTATGTAAATATTATAAAACGAATTATTATACGAGCGAGAGGATATGTTGTTTGTATAAGAAAAAAGGTATTGAAAGGCATTGCAAATCCAGTGAGGCTTTAAGATGTAATGAGTTCAGTATTGATAAAAATATTATAAATGAAAACTGTGATTATTTATCATATATTACATATAATATCTGGAAAAAAGGTATGGGGAATGAGGGAATAGATTATATAAAAGGAAAGGTAGCCCAATAAGCAGCCTTTATTTTTGCCTTCAGATTTCAGTAACAATTCATACCTTGTGTATGACATGTCGGGGCTTTTTCGTTTGCGTGCCCTTTCTTTTATAAAAATTCCCTCAAGTCACGTAGGGAATTTCAGAAAAGCAGTTGTCTTTATAGTAGAATCCGGTATATAGTGTTAGTATAGTCCTTCTTTCAGCCATTGCAGTTTCTTTATACTGGATTTGCAGAATGTTCCAACATTGTGTGCTCTAATTGATTGTATATATTGAAAGGAACATGCTGGACCTCAGCTTTTATGCGGCTGAGGTTTTGTCGGAGACAAGAGTGCGTTGTTGAACGTGCGATGGAAATATGTGTTTAACCAAATTATTAGTTATGAAAAAAGAGTTTTGTATGGTAATTGCATTTGCTATGGCTTTAGCCGGGTTATTTATGCTTATGTTTATGTCATTTGATTAGTGAATGTCTGTTTGTTGACTGTTTTATAGAAGGGGCAGCTTATTCAGCTGCCTTGTTCCATTTCCCAGGAATTAAGTAATCCATATTGTGTAATTATTCCCCATGTGTGGTACTCAGTTCCACATATTTCCACACATAATTATTCCTTCTTGTTTTTATAATATGCTGATGTATAATGTATTATGTACTGATGTACATCATGGCATATCGTTTGTTCTATAGTTAATACAAAAACTATATTTATTTACTTAAAACTTACGATTATGAAAAAAGTATTGGTAGCATTAGCAATGGTTATGGGATTAGGCAGTTCAGTAGCATTTGCTTACGTGGTTTCTGGAACACAGTCTGTAGAGCAAACTCAGCAAAATCCTCAGGATGAGTTCACAAAAGTGGAAGTAAAAGACTTGCCTCAGGCAGTTATGAATGTCTTGGCTAAGGACTATGAGGGGGCTGTAATAAAGGAGGCTTTCATTTCCGAGAAAGAAACCGGTAAGATTTATAAGGTTGTGTTGACCATCACCAAGGAAAATCAATCCACTGAAGAAGTGACGGTACTTCTGAATGAAAAAGGAGAAACTGTAGAATGAATGGAAACTCTGTAGTGGTTCGGCATCCATCTACAGAGATGATTTGAGATACTTTTATGTCTATCTCGTTAATGCGAAAGGGGCGGCTGAATAGTCGCTCTTTTTGTTTATATTGTAATAATAGTTCGTTTCTTTTTTGTCAGAAATTCCTATTATAGAGGATTGTTTTATACAAAATAATGTTTATATTTGTATTCTAATCCCTATTGTATTATGAATGACAAACAACAACTTCTAATTGATTGTATTTCCCTTCTTCCCGTTATAGGCATTCTGGTTTTGATAACTGTTGCCAATGACCAGCTTGTTACTATGGTTGCTGCCTATGTGCTTTGCGGAGAACTCTTATGTGTATTGGTTAGCAGGATATTAAATTTGTACTATATTGATGTGGCTTTTGTTTGGTTGGGTGGGATTATGCTTTGGTTGTGGTATTGGTTCTGGTTGGAGTCAAGCCATGTAGTGATGGAGATTGTGGAAAAGGCAGTTGAATGAATCGCTTCTTTTTCAGTAAAAAATCCCCGTAGCTGCTCAACTACGGGGATGGTGTCAAATAACAGAGTATCAATATGAGATACTAAGTGAGCCTATTCCATTACAGATAAATCATTGTCAACTTCATACTGGTTACAGCCAAAAGCCGCACACATTAAAATAAAACGTTCTTTTATACCTAATCCAGTATATCTGTCTACGGCTCCACTGCCTTTTGCATGAAGTCCTGCTGCGTATTTATCTATCTGAACTTTATTCATTAAATCTACATGAGTTTTACGGGCAAGTTTACTGCTTGCAATCTCATATATGGATTTGTACTCATTTGTTTCCAATGCCGCACTAAACATTGCCACTTTCCGGCTAATCTCACAGTATTCAAGTAGTTTTTTTATTTGATAATTGTACCCGGTTTCACCATTGCCATCAGGATAATAGGGTAACAAAGCATTGCTTGGTAGCCTACCTTTATACTTCATAATAATATCATAAGCAATACGAATGATGGGAGTTTTTATCTCAGTGCGTATAAGTCCATCCTTGTGTGTTTTCTGAGGTAAATAATGAATGTAAGGTATTCCTTCTTCAATGCTGATATTATCAAAAGTGAATCGTCTGAAATCACCTATACGGCAACCGAAACAACATTGAACAACGAATACATCTTTTACTCGCTGCAATGTTTCGGGACATTCTTTGTGGACAACTTCATTGAATTCTGTTTTGGTGAGAAAGAAAGGCTCGTCATATTGTTGCTTCATAATGGACTCTTTTTCTTTTCCTATCTTGCGGAAAGGAGATACGGGAATAACATCATTACTTTCAAGCTCCACCATAAATGCTTGTAATAATAATAGTTTCTCAGCAATTGTATTCTGGCTTCTTTCCTTTGATGGTATATTCCGCTTATTCATTTCTGCGTACAGTTCTGGAAATTTTTCAACCAGAGTGTATTCTTTGCGTAGAAAATCACGAAAATTTAGAATATGTTCCTTATTGAATTCATTGACCGGCAACCCGTCAATGCCATTGATAATGAGGAATCGAGTCAGTTCCCTTATCACTACATCGTAATGTTTCTTTCTGCCGGGACCTATTACACCTGCATTTAGCCATCCGTCAACATAGCGTTGGAACATACTACACATGGATTCCTCTTCACTGCTGATGTTATATTTTTCAGGATGTAAGTGCTGGTCTATTAAGATTTCCAGTTTTTCACTGGTTAATTCTTTGTTGCTCCCATAAATGGATAAAATTAGATTCTTCCGTTCTTCAATAGATGTGTTAAATGATGTTCTTATGTCTAACTTTATAATACTTTTAGCCTTATATTTTTCAGTCTTGGCATCCCAAAGAGTAGGAGAGACCATAATATCTGATTTGTGGAATAACTGTACATTGCGTCCATCAGATAATCGAAATCTGACATTTACTTCTTTATCTTTCTTCCCAGTTCTTATAAATGCTTTTACTGTAGTCATATATTCTCTGTTATATCGGTTGTGCAAATATACATAAATTGCACAACTCAGTTCAAATATTGCACAACATAATGCAATGGCATGCAATATAATATTTTTATATTACTCTGATTTTTAATATAATGTTATATGTATTGGTTTTATAGTATTTTACATTCCGAATCGCAACGGAATCACAACGATAAGGCAAGTAGTCGATAAAAAGGCTGCTTGCCTTTCGTCGTTTAGCTGGGTATCAACGATTTACTACCTTGCCAATTTCGACAGAATTTGTGCAAAAAGTAGGTAACATAGCAGAAACACAGCTTTCCGTAGTTCCACTTTTCCGGTGGGTAGAAATAATTTAGAAAACAAAAATGAGTACGGTAAGAGTCATCCAGAACAAGCAGAGATTGACCAAAGAGGGCAATGCTCCGCTATATATAACCTTTTATCTCGGTAAGGAAAAGTTAATGCTTCCTTGCAAAGTGTCTGTACCTGTTGCTAAGTTTGATGAGAAAAGCGGACTCCTCAAAGGAAACAGTAAGGAAGCAAAGGATATAAATCTTATTGTGAGTAACCTGAAAGCACGTGTCAACGATATATTGGTGAAGTTCCGGCTGAGGAACCAGGCTTTGACAAAAGATATTTTCATGCGGGAGTATAACAATCCAAGTGATTATAAGACTTTCCATGATTTCGTGAAGGAGCATATGAAAACCTACAGCCGGCGAATAGAGATGGGAACGTTCAAGCATCATCTGAGCTGTATGAAAAAGTTCAAGGCATATAATGAACTGTTACAGTTCCGGGACCTTACTCCGGATTATCTGACTGACTACTTGATTTACATGAAAAAGGAGCTTGGAAATACGGAGATAACCGCACAACGTAATATGTCCACCATCAAGATATATGTCACTGCAGCCTACAGAAAGGGCTATATAGAAGAAAATCCTTTCCAGGAATTCCATATCAAAAGAATAAAAAGCGATGTGGACTATCTGACAGAGGAGGAGCTGATGCAGTTTGTGCAATTATACTATCAAAGAACATTGCCGGAAAAGCTTCAGCTGACCTTGGCCTTCTTTCTTTTCATGTGTTTCACGAGCATGCACATTACGGATGCACGTATGTTCTGTATCGAGCAGGTAAACAATGATGTGCTGACTTACTACCGTGTGAAGAACCGGAACTGTAAACCGGAACCGATAAAGATTCCGATGCCGGTACCTGCGGAAAAACTTCTGGAAGAATGGGCAGAGGGTAGGGAAGAAGGACGTCTGTTCAGGAACGTTCAATGTGACCAGGTCGTTAACCGACAGTTGAAGGCCATTGCCAAGGAACTTGGGATTAACAAAAAAATATCGGCCAAGACAGGAAGACATACGTTTGCAACTATTTATCTCCGGAAAACAAAAGACTTATCCAGCCTGCAAAAATTGCTTGGACATAGCAATATCCGGGAAACGATGATTTATGCGCACGTCATGGATGAGAGCAAGCGGGAAGGCATGCAATGTTTCAATAGCTTCACCCTATAATAGGGGCCAAAAGCCGTACAATCGTGCGGATGATTCATAATGTTTTATTTATCAAATAAATGCGGCTGCACCGATTTGTACAAGTTCGTACAAAATGAGGTGCAGCCGCACGAATTTATGCTCTCTCGTACATCACCCAGTAGGGTTGTCCTGCCAAATATTCTACATGGTACCCGGCATCAGACAGTTGTTTGGCCAGCGCCATCGGAGCGACATCGACAATGTTCGACAGCTCATATACCAGTTCAGCGGTGGTCTTGTAACATTTCTGTGAAGTGGTGCCGATGGGTGAATAGTTCTGGCCGATGAAGTTTGCTATGGCTTTCTGCCGTTCGGCTTGTTGCTTCTCCAATTCGTCTCGTTTGTCCGGTTCTTCGTCGTTTTGATAAGAACGGAATCCTATAGGCTTTTTCATTGGGCACCTCCTTTCTGATTAGGAATAAGGCCTAAAAATTCGGTACGGGCATTATGTAATGTTGCTAAAACATCCAAAAATGTTTTTGAATTGTCATAGAAATAACCACTGTATTCAAGAAGAAAGCCGATACTGTCATCCAACAATTCTGCAAGGGATGCCGCTCGATTATTTTGCAATTTCAATAAGCAATTAGATATGGAATCGTCAAGTACAATTCCATTAACGGTAGTATTATCCATTCTCACCTCCTTTCTGTTCCAGCATATTCGCCTTCTCACTAAATTGATAAATGGAACGTACCTTGCAAATATCGAGAAAGAATACCGTGTCCGGGCATCCACCACTTATGACATGGGCCTCGATACGTATGGTACGGTCATTGTCAATCAGGCTGGCAGTGTATTGCATACGTTTCATCTTCGGATGTTCGGCATTGATGCGGTTGACCACATCGCCTATTTCATGCTTGAGTGCATCCAGGGAAAGTTCATCCTTGATAAGAACATCTTTATACTTCTCTACATAATCAATAACCTTTTTCCATGCCCGGTTCTTGGGGGAATAGGTCTGCAGATGGTAAACAAAGAACATCATGCTTTGCCTCCTTTCTCATTAAAGGTGATGTTGACTGTCCCACCATTGACATAGATGGAAATGGATTTGTCACTACGTGCTGCACGGATACGTTTACGTCCGGCGCACAGTTCAACACCCAGCTGGGCAAACAGTTCTTGAACCTTCTCTGCGGATACATAGCGTCCGTGGGCGCTTTGATTTTATTTTTTCATACTGTTTGATTGTTTCGCTATAGGCAGAAAAACGGCTGCCATTTTCCGTGTCGCGAAACAATCACACAGATGT